ACTGGATCGGCTTCTTGCTGGTCGTAGCCTGCGCTCTGTGGCTGGGCTGGGAATGCTTGGTCAGCTACTGCGACCGCCAGCCGATCGTGGAAGAGGCGCGCTTCCCAGTCAACGAGACGGCCAACGTCGCCGAGATCATGATGCACATGGGCCTGATGAACGAACTGCCAGATGTTCGCCGAAACCAAGGGATGCAGAACTTTCATCCGACACCGGGGTATATTGAAAAATATAACCGTGATATAACCAACGCAATTCCTCAAGAATGGCCGATTGACCCGGCACACATCGACAACCTGCTGCGCCAGGCCGGCGCCAGCGATGCAGAGCGGGCCGATATCCTGCGCGGCACGAAATTTCCATGAACACCGCCCGCATTGCCCGCATCGCGGAAATCGAATACAGTTTGCTGATGCGCCGCATAAGGGCGCGATTGGAGAACCCATGAACACAGACAACATGTTGCGTGCCATCTACCGGCTGAGCCAGAAGGATGGATTGAGCCACGAGGAGGTAAGTGACATCACCAACTGGATGGAACGCGCCGGACCAGAAATCGATACAACGTTGTTGCAGGAAAAGAGCCGTGAACGGATTTCGGCTATTTTCAGCAGGTTCTTTGATTGAACTGATGTAGAATCTCAATATTGTAGTAGTGCAGAGGTAAGCCCCGGTACACAAGCCGGCAATGTCAAGGCAGCGGTGGCAATCAAGGACGGCGTGGGAAATCGATGACACGCATAGGCATGACGAACTGGGTGCCGGAAAGTCTCCAGTTAAAGGCAGGAAGGTGGCCACAGACCGCTCTACCGGCACAGGATGTCGGATGAAGTCGAAACACATCGCCGGGGTAGCGTCCGGCTCCTTAAGCGCAGCGGCTAGCGTACGTAGCCTACCAATCGGGCTTAGCCGACATCAGCCACGGCGGTTTAAACCAGCAGGATTTTGACCCGTTCTCCACGGGTCTTTTTTTGTCTGCTCCAAAGAAAAATCCCCAGCCGAAGCCGGGGATTTAGCGCAGTGGAAGACCACCACAAGGAGAAATCGCAGTATAGCCTATTTCGGCCAAGCATCCACAGTACGCCGATGAAGGATAGCGCATGTCACATATTTCGGAATGAGTACGTCTTGCACCCAATCTTGCAGCACATCGTAATCATCCTTGACTGGCGTCTCGCCGATCGCCTCGCAGTCAATGGCCAGAGATTGGTCGAGCGGCGGCTTTGTCGGCGGCGGCGGCCGTGTCGGCGAGGTTGCGCAGCCGCACAGGGCCAGGGCGACAATCATCAGGAAGTGGGGGAGGTGGCGCATTTTTCTGTCCTTTGCGAATGGCAGCAAGCTGATTGAGGGCGACAGTCATATCGGTATGTGCGCCGAGTGCGGCTTCGGTCACTACCCCTGCAGCTGTCTTGTAGTCTTCGAGTGCCACCTGTGATGCTTGGGTGATCTCGTTCGCGTTGGTCAGCTTGATCTCGGAAATCTCGGCCGACTTGATGGTATGCTCAAGCGCGAAGCCACCGGCACCTCCAATGAATAGTGCACCGACTACGAATGGCCAAGTGGGGATCGGGTTCATTGCGCCGACCCACGAAGTACTTTCTTGAGAATGTAGAAGGTGGCTACCGCGCCTATGACTGCGCCGATGGCGACACCGCTGAAGAATTCGATCATGATTTCACCTCTGTGGTTTGCTGAACAAGAGTTGTGCTGCTTGTAGTTCCTGGCATTTCGTTTTTGCCGAATACCACTTTCACGACGAGTGGGCCAACCCATGCACCGAGCCACAGGCCAAACACACCAGCATCCAGTTTGTTCTTTATCTGAAGGTCAACGATCACCCATGTTGAGACTGCGAAGGCGATCATGAACACGGTAGCGATGCGGTCGACCTTGCCGTCGACCATGATCAGGTCGAGCGCGTTGAATGGCGTGGCGCTGTTACGGTGAGCCACCCAGAAGGTCACAAGCAATGCCAGCACGAATACTGCCAGCACCAACATCATGATGTCGTGCGGCGTCATTGGTGCCTCCAGTCCGGTACGTCGACGGTCTGGCCTGCCAGTACGTGCGTGCAGTCGCTCAGGAACTGAATACGTCCATCGGTCACAAAGGAGTGGCAGACCTCGGGCGGGTCGCCCTCTTCAGGCACATAGGCGGGATCTACGGCGCGGCCGGTGCGCACATGCACCGAGGGCTGGAAGGTCGGCTTGTCGCCGCTGCCGTTGAACATCCAGCAGGCGCCGGGCCGTGCCGGATTGAGGTTGAGCGCGTGCGCGCAGTTGCAGCCAGGGCAGTGGAAGGCGACCTGGCCGTCCTGGATCACGCGCAGCTTGAGGCCTAGCGAGTTCATGCGATGCCCCTGGTGTAGGTGGCCGGTCCACCGCCGAAGTGGGCGGTCAGCACCTCGTTGCGCGGCGCGCCGGCGGAAAGCCCGATATGCACCCATGTTCCTTCATAAATGAGCTGGTCGAACAGGATACCTGCCTTGACGATAGCCTTGGCGGTATCGCTCGGCGTCATGCCTGGCACGATGAAGTCGGCGGCCAAACCTGTCAGGTGAGCGCTGTTTTTAGCACCTCCCACGGCGGCATTGAGCGCCACTGATCGGTAGCCACTGGATATGACAAGCGGCACGCCGAACAGCGCGCGCACCTTCTCCAGCGTCTCGGCCACGCGCTGCAGGTTGCCGATGGTGGTGTCGTTTGGCATGTTGCTGATGCCCTTGCGCAACGCAGTAGGAGAGTCGGTGAATTCTTCCAGAGTGAAATGTTCGGTAAGCTTCATGACTAATCCTCTTTACGTAGTTCGATGCCCATCTTCTTCATGCGCTCGACAGTGATACGATGCTCCATGCGGGCAGTCTCAGTCTCAATCGATTCGCGCTGGCTCTTCTTCCATGTAAGGCGTGTCATCAAGGCTGCGCCGATGAAGCCAACCACCATAGATGCAAACGGGATTCCCTCACGGAACCAATCATAAACCGTTCCTAAAAGCCCGATGGTGAAGCTATACGAAAAACTTACCATCGCCGGCTTCGGACTTTCAATCAGCTTCTCCCCCAAGATCTGAAATAATTCTCTTGAGTCGTCTAGTATGTTCGGCCATTTCACGAGTTTTTCTCCTTTGTAGCGTGGTTCTGATATCGATGAAAAGGGCTGCGAACCACAGCACGCCAGTTAAAATCGTTAAGATAGTGAATAACATTACCGTCACCCACGAAGAGTAGTCGAATGGCCAAGACATAATTGATCCCCTGAATTGCCCAGACATACGTGTCTGGGAAAGGCAAAGGCGGGGATGGGGCCAGATATAGCGTTAAACCTATGGCATTGGAAACCATTGAGGCAATGCATAGGGCCTCAACATCACGGCATAAGGTTCCATCAACAAAAATTCGGCATACATGAAACATGATGCAATCCACAGTTGCTGCCATGCCGAAATACACCAGCGCTCCGAATTCATTGTCAGGCACATGTGGCTTGACGATAAAATCGAAGAGCTTGGCCGTAGCTAGAAAAGCTAGCCCAAGGCATATACGGCGCGGCGTGGAATTCATATTACTTTTTCTTCGTCGGCGTAGTACGGCTAGGAGCTGGTGGCTTCTTTGGTGGATCACCACCAGTTGCATGTTTCTTGTTCATGTCAAATCCTTTTTCAGAGAGTGTTGTAAGACAGCGCCATTTTATCAGCATGAGGCCGCTTTATTACCGAATGCCATCATTTCCTGCCTATAATTCTGGCATGGGAACCTTTATCTTCTGGACAATCTGGGCGCTGGTCTTTGCCTTCTACGCGCTGACAAGTCGTCGGCAGAGGCAACGCTGGGAAGCCCTCATGTGGATTTGGGCTACCATCTTCATCCTCACCGCCGAAACTCTCAACTTCTTCAACCAGGGCTATCTCACGCTCGTGTAGCGAATATCCGTGCAATCTTGTCCTGCTCGATCTTCAGCCGGCGAATCGTTTCTTCCTTCTGTTGGCCCGTCAGTTCCTTGCTGTTCATCGTGCGCTGGATCTGCTGGTTGATTTTCGACTCGTTTTTCTTCAGGGACTCAACCAGATGGTACTTGGCGATCTCAGTACCATCGTCCTTCATGATCTGCCGCGCCTTCTCGATGTCGCCGTTCTTGATGGCGTTGCGGTAGCTGGCATAGCTCTGCTCGATGTCCTGCGCGGTCGAGTACAGCATGTCCACATAGCGGCTACTGTTGGTCGGCAGCGTCTCGGCAAAGGAGCCGGCAAAGGTCTTTATGGTGGCTGGTAGCGCCTCGCCACGGTCGATGACCGAGTGATGCAGCAGGCCGTCAACAGCGGCGGTAGCCAACGTGCCAAGTCCTGAGAAGTAGCCTTTGATCAGCGAATCGATCTGGACTGGCGAGAGTTGCTTGACGCCAGTGCCGGAAACAAGGCTGAGCGGGTCCACGATGGCGCCGGACTTCGACAGTAGGCGTGCCAGCTCCGACGTGTTGTAGGTGTAGCGGTCCTCTGGCTTTAGGCGCTGCATGGCCATGTTCTCGATTGGTCGGCCGGTGAATGCATCCTTGTTCGAGTACACGTCGATCAGCGGGCGGAAAACTTGCGGGATCGGGTTCATGGCAAGCTGACCATTCACGATGTCGCCCAACTGGTTGGCGAAGCGCTTGGCATTCGTGTTCTCGGGATCGACCATCAGCGCGGTAAGGTGCTCGATTGCCGAACCCATGGCGCCAATCTCAAACGGACGTGGAATACGATAGGCCGTGCCGCCAACCTTAAACCACCAGTAATTGTTGCGGTCGGAGTCGGTGCGTTTCTTGAAGTCGTCGTCATCCTTGTAGGCCAGAAGCAGCGCCACGGAGGCCAGAGCCACAGCACCGATCACCGTACCCATACGGCGCGGGTCATCGTTGTAACCCCGGCCAAGCTTATACAGGCCTTGCAGCCTGGCGTTGAAGAATGGGAGAATCTGATTCAGCGCACGCACGCCAGCCCATGCACCAGACAGTCCGAAGTCCATCAGGTCACGCGCCTCAAACGAAGCCTCAAGGTGGCTCTTGCCCTCATTGCGCAGCTTCTGGTACAGCGCCGCCCGGTTCAGGTTCTCCGACAGGTCACCCAGTTCTTGGTAGCTGTGCCACAGCTTCTTGGTGAAAGTCGTCATCTTCTCGGCGGTGTTCAGGATCGTATCGTCAGCAACACCGGAATCGATCAGGCGTTTGACGTTCTCGGCGCGATTGCCTTCCATATAGGTGCCGAAGCGATAGACGCCACCGCCAGCGATCAGATCGGCCTTTGTCTGCTTGTCATGCAGCAGCGAGTAGCCGTTCTTCAGGTTCATCAGTGGGTTGTAGCCAGCATCCGATACGGCGATCGTGCTGATGGAATCGCGGATCAGGTTACGCACCTTGAATCCTGGCATGCTGGTCACGGCAAGCGTCAGGTAATTCTTGAACTTCGACATCACCTTCATGGCTTGATTGTTGTAGCCGTTGAACTCCAGCGCGCTGATGGCCGCCAGCAGGTGCTCATCCTCTACCACATGCCAGCGATTGACTCCGTTCTCCATGTAGGAGACGGCCTTGGTACTGGCCGCTTTGCCCATCTGGCGAATCGTAGCTTCATCGGCTTCAGTCGCGGCGCCAATCTGTGTAGCGGCATCAAGCGATGCTTTCGCGGCGCGGTTCTTGGCCGATGCGGTCAACAGCGTAGACCAGTTCATCAGCATGTTCTGCGTCAGGTCGCCCAGGTTGTTCGTGCCGCCCTTGAGCTTCTTGATGGATTTCTGGTTGACTAGGCCCGACTTGATCGATGGCCCGGTGATGCCTTCCTCCATGACACGGTAGAATGGCACGTAGAAGTCTGATGCCCAGACCTTGCGCGACTCGCCATCGATCAGGCCCGACTTCTCAGCGATGTCCAGCACCGACTTGTTCAGTTCAGCCACGTCCTTCTGCGCTTTCAGGTACACGGCTTCACGGCTCTGGCCGTCTTTCATTTGGCCTTGGTTCAGCGTGGACAAGGCGGAAATGTCCTCATTGGTGAACAGGTTCTCGCGGCCTTCCTTCTTCAACTGCTCAGCGCGGCGCCCAGCCATCCACGAGAAGAAGCGGTCATGCTCGCCGTTTAGCATCTGCATGGTTTCGATGAAGCCTTTTTTCGTAGTGTCCACCAGCATGCCGCCATCGGAGTCCAAGTGCGGGCGCCCGTACAGCATCAGTGCCTCCAGCGTGCCATCCGCGTTCTTCGCCATGCGCGCCATGACGTACGGAATCTTGCCCAACTGGTCCTTGATCGGGGCGAACTGGTCGAGGATGCCGTACTGCAGTTTCTTCAGCGCGCCATCTTTCAGTTCGGCTACCTTCTGCTTCATGGTCTTCTCGGTGTAGATCACACCTGACTTGCGCAATGCGGCCTTCTGCGCTTCGGGAAGATCAGCGGCCCACTTTGGAATGACTTCCTCTGGTGTAGAGACTGGGGCGCGGCTTTGCAGCGCTGGCTGCATGTCTGTTTCGCTTTGGGCCAGTTTCGTTTCGATTTTAGGCGCATTCGTTTCACGGCCCTCAACCGCTGCACGTTGTTCACCGATCAGGGCACGCACATCAGCGTTTGATACCTCGGCTATAGGCTTACCAGTGATCGATGCCAGGAAGCGCTTGACGGCCTCGTAGACGCGGGCCATGGCACCGATGACGCCGTTGCGCGATGCGGCGGGAACCTTGACGCCATAGCGGTCTTCCAGCGCGGCGAAGTCGTCGGACTCAGTAGCGGCGGAAAGCTCGGCAATCGCTTCCTCGGTAGCAACCTGTTGGCTGACATTGCCGCGATCCTCTTGGATAGCCTCCGCTAATTCTTTGATGTACTTGTTGCCGCCAGCGATGTTCAGCGCTTCGTTGACGCTCTTGTCGTGGAGCATGCGCAGACCGGCGTGGGAGACTTCGTGCGCAGCTACCCATGCCGCACGCTCAGGCGATGCGATGTTGTCGGCGATCAGGTACACAGTCTTGGTCTGCGGATCGTAGACGCCTTCCGTACCGCTGTCGGCTTGCGCACGCTCACGCACGTCAGCCGGCAAGTCCTCAACGGACTGCACTGTGTTGACCTTGGTGAAGCCCAACCACTTAGCACGCAGGTTGATGATGGCCTTGTTGACGGCGGTAGCAGTCAGGCCGCCAGTGATAGGCGCTTCGGACTTGAGCGGCGCTTCTTTGCGGCCGACTACCTCATAGCGGTCATAGCCAAGATCATCGTTCGGCTCAACCGTCCATCGCGTACCAGTGTTGGCCTTGTTGCGCTCGGCTGCTTCCACCTTGGCATTGTTCTCGGACATACCTTTGCCATAGCGCCCAAGGTAGCGCTCGGTTACCTTACCGACTGGCTTGGCTGGTTCTGCTGCCGGTTCCTTCGCCTGTTTGCGTGCCTCGGCGTTTTCCTTGGCGCGGGCAATCTCAGCTTCTTGTCGGGCATACTTGTCCTCGGTAGCCTGCTGCGCTTTGGTCTGCGGCTTGTTGCGCTGGGCAGCCAGGCGCTCGTCCCGGGCTGCACGCAGGCGCGCTACTTCTTCTTGGGACTTAGTAAGCCGGGGCGCTTCTGCGCTTCCCTCTGTACGCTGTATCCGATCGCTGCTGCTTGCTTCGGAGGTTTGCCGGACGCTATCTCCTTGCCGATATTCTCCTTCAGTGCTGCTTTGCTGGCTGACTTCTTGAGTGGCATTTTGTACTCCTTTAGTGGTTGCGCCCCTTGCTTGCTCGGAGCTTGGGAAATCATGGACTTGCGCTAGCAGTTCACGGATTGGCGCATCTAGACGGATCACCTTGACAGGCTCATTGGTACCCAGCTTAGCAAGCCACTGATGATGGCCGTCGAGAATGTGGTTATCCGACGAAATCAGGATCGAGCGATCACCACCCTGATAGTCGCGGGCCTGCTGTACCTTTTCGTTGGAGAACTCGTGCTGGGTAGGTTTCAGATCACCAGCAGGAACTTCCGTGGTTTCATGAGTGATTCCACGTGCCTCAAGGAAATTGGTCAGGGCGCCGCGATGCTCGGCCTTGACCTGCGGCATCTGTTCGCGGCCAATGCCAAGAGTTCCGGACTCACGTGCGAACTCGGTCCACTTGCCATCAATCTGACGGCCAGATATCTTGGCTAGTGCAGGAGTGGCGTTCTGCGCAGTTGCATCAACCACACCTTTTCTAGCAGGTCGTGCTGGTTCTTCGGTAGTGACTTCTCCGCGATCAACAGGCTGCGTAGCAACTTCGCCTCCTGTCGTGACACGTTGTTGTACTGGCGCAGCAGCTTCAGTGCTGTTAGTGCGCTCATCTCGAAGTCCGGGTCGTACTCCTGCTGGCTCATTTACAACCTCCTGTGCTTTCGGTGGATGGGCATCAATCAGGTCTTCAATCGTGTTCTCGCCCGTGCGGATGCTGCGCAAAGCAGCCATGCGTTCGTTGCCGGTTACGCCGGCAGCGGTCAGAACCGTCTTGGCCCGCGCTACCGAAGCATCAGTTTGCGCTTGCGTGCGCTGCTGCTGCGCTGGAATCGAGTTTTGCTGGTTCGGCGCTGCTGGCGTTTGAATCGCAGCAGGTCCGCTGCCGCTTCCTCGTGCATCCACACTACCCAGTTGTTGTCCACTTGGCTGTTCTTGTACAGCGTTCTGGATATTGCCCGCAACTGGTGCGTTGATAGCGGTGCTGCTTCGTCCAACCAAATCTTGTCGAATTCCATTGCTCTCTCCCCGTTGTTGAGATTCAATGGTAGCAGGCGCTGGTACTTCGGCGGTTGCTGCGACGCGACGCGCTTGCGCTTCCTGCATGGCAAGCTGCATCGCGGTAGGTGCAGGCTGGTCAAAGCCCTGTGCATTGGTTACGGCATCAGCCTGTGCGACACGCTGGTCGGCAACCTGATTGAGCAACGGCGCAGTCTCGGCGGCGCGGCGCTGGTCCTCGGCGGCTTGGAACTCGGCTTGACGTTGTGTGGCTTGCTCTGTCAGGTGCTGGAGCCATGCGGCGTCGATGTCATTGTTGCGCTGCGCCTGGAACTCGGGACTACCCTGCTCGACAGCGCGGTTGGCAGTGGCGATTGCTTCATCTACAGACTGCGCTTGCAGCACATCATTAGGCGTAACAGGCTGTGGCGTCAGGTCATTGCCTCCGAACAGACGTGCACGTGCGGCTTCCTGTTCATGCTCTGGCAAGCGGTTGATGAATGCCTCGGCATCGGAGCGCCGGCCGACTGATCCATCAGGGAAGGACAGGAACGGATCGGGCGTGTTGCCCAGTAGCAGAGGTGCAGTAGCAGGCGCCGGCGTTTCGGCGTGTGGCTTGCCGTGCAGCGCACCGCCAGCGATACCTCCGAACAGGCCGCCAGCAATCAGCCCTTGCGCGGCGTTCTCACCTACGCCGTCCAGTAACGGCTTGTCCATGGCGGCGTTCTGCCACATCTGTTCCTGAATGGATTGCGGCAGTTCCTCAAAGACGCCCTCGGATACACCGCCCTCGATCATGCGGCGGATAACTCCCTTGGAACTGGCAACCGGTGCATGGGCCTGAACCAGTGCGGTGTCGATGTCGGCGATACCCAGCTTCTCTGCGATGCGGCCACCGACAGCAGCGAATGCGCCTGTGCCGATACCGGATCCCAAGGCGGCGGCAGACTGGCCCAGCGACAGTGTGCCGTCAGCATTGGACTGGCGGATTTGCTCGGCAGTCTGGCCAGCGCCTACAGCACCCTCGCCAATCGCACCGCCAATGGTCGCGCCGATCTTTGGCGCCAGAGCAAGCGCACCGCGTCCGACAACACCACCAGCGCCCATGGACGGCAGCGACTCGACGCCAGTTTGCAGAATCGTACTTGGGTTCGACACCATAGCGCCCACAGTCGGCAGAAATCCCTTGGCGTCAGCGACGCGCTGGTTGGCTGCTTTCTGTGCGTCGGAGTACTGCTCGTTGAGTGCGGCCTTGGCCTCGGCAGGACGGAAACCTAGCGCCTCTGCACCCTTGCCGGCATAGCCACCAGTGACGATATCGGCAAGACCAACAGCCGCCTCGGGCACACCAATGGCACCCTTGAGCGCGGAGATGCCCACGTCCTTGAGGCGGTCCATGGCTGTGGTTTCGGTCGGCTTGACCACCGCAGCTTGTTGCTGCTTCGGCAGAATCCCTTGCAGAATATCGCTGGCGCTGTACTTCTTGAGCGCCGCGTCGACATCGAAATCCAGTTCACCGTGCGACTTCAACCCATGAAGGATTTGGTCATCGCTGTAACCGGCATTGCGCGCTGCTGCATAATCGAAGTCGATCGACATGATATTCCTATGTAGTTATTCCACCGCACCACTTCGTACGTCTTACTTGCTTACAGCTTTGCCTTCGCCGCCTGCTGCTCTTGGAGCAAGCTGTTGAGGCGTGCAGCCTCTTGCTTGTCGCCTCGATTGTTTGCTGCCGCCAGAGAGCGCACGGTTGTATTGATCGCAGCATCCAGCCCCTTGACTGCCATATCCTTCGGCGACTCCTGCGTAGATGGCGCACTACTCTGTTGCACTGGATTATCAACCGTCGTAACACCCTTGCTTGGCGTATTGCCGCCAGCAGGCTTGCCAGTGCGGAAATCGGCAGGATTGAATGGTTTGTCAGGCTTGGCGCTGTTGTCAATGCCAGCGCCGGCCAGCGCGCTACGGTACCTATTGTGTTCCGCCATGAGTTGGTCTTTCTGACCCTGCAATACAGATTTCTGCTCTGGCGGCAACATCGGGTCAGCCATGTCTCGCTGGAGAATCTTCAGATCCGTCTCAACACCCTTCATCGCCGCTACGGTAGCTGAGCGCTGTTCACGGTCGGCCATCTGCTCGGCCCGTGCATCGTCCTTGTTGGCCCGTGCTTTGGAGAACTCAAGTTGTGCAGAGGCCAACCGGTCGAGGCGATCTTCACGGCGCTGCTGGTATTGAAGCGTAGCCTTGTTCATCGTATCTTGTTGATCAAGGCGTTTATTCGCTGTCACATCGTTTACGTCATTCCGCTGGTTCGTCACTTCGGTCTGAAGCTGACCACGCGTTTCCTTGGCGGCATCCAGATAACCAAGCTTCTCGGCGGCGGTCGCACGGTCCTCCAGATCGCTCTGGCGAGTCGGCGTCAGCAGGCCATATGCCTTGCGCGCATCAGGCTGATTGCGCAGCACCTGAGCGTCAGCAGGCGACATGCTCGACCCACCTTCAACGCCGGAATTGGAGGCATTGATTGCCGCCGCGTCGCGCTCGTTTTGCAAGTTCGTCGTGGCAAGGTCAATGTCTTGACCTTGTTTGATGCCAGCCTGGCGCTGACGATTAGCTTGGGCCTCGGCGATGCGGTTGGCCTTTTCCTCGTCAAGACGCGACCGCTCGGCCATCAGCCGCTGCTCGTCAGATACGCGCTGGTCCTGTTCAGCGCTGGCTGCCAGCCCCTTGCCTGCGCCCGACAGTCCGGAAAACAAAAGCCCTAGAGCCATCTCACACCCCCTGCTGCGGTTGCGCCGCGCCGCCCTGCTGGCCTGCGGCGATCACCTGATTGACCTGATCCTGCTTGATGCCGAACTTCTCCAGCACTTTCTGCGTGGTCGCCTTGGTGCAGTCGGCGATCATCGTTTCGTCCAGCTTCACGCCCTTGGCCTGCTCTGCATAGTCGAGTGCTTGAGCCATAAGCGTAAGCGACGCCAACCCAGCGGCCGGCACGAACTTGTCGGCTGGCTGCTTGGCCTCGTTGTAGATGATCATCATCAGCTTGGCAATGCCATCCGAGACATTAGCTACAACGTCATCCGACACGGCAAGCTGCTGGTCCAGAAGATTTGATGTCTCCTTGGAAAACATCACGTTCATGCCGGCTACTACGATGGACTGATACATCGACTTCATCTCAGGTGGCACAGCCTGCTCGATGCCATCCTCGATCTGTTTCAGCATCGGGTCATTGAGCGATGCCGCGCTAGCATCTTGGTTGCCTTGTGGCGTGCCGCTGGCATCCTGCGGTTGCGCCTGGTCAGTTTGTTGCGGCTGCTGTGCAGCGGTTGGGGTCAGTAGACCGGCCATGATTAACCTCGTGCGGTAGGAGTGAGCAAGCCGCCAGTGGCGGGCGTGTAGCCTTGGAAACGTACGGTTGGCTGCGCATTAGCGTTGCTTTGCGCTGTGGTGTACTTCTGCTTCTCCAGGTTCAGGCGTTCGCGCTCAAGCGCCATTTTCTGTTCGGCAGACCAACCCTCGAACAGACCGCCAGCCGCCTGACCGCCAACGGTGAGGATCTTGTTCTTGATCGACTCGGGTTGCTTGGCCCACCATGCAGAGATAGCACTAGGGCTAGTGCCGCTCGGCGCAGCGATAGCGCCAGTCCCGGCCGCCGAATCGGCGAAGTTGGCGGCAGACGAAACCGCCTGATCGCCTACAGCCAGATTGCCCGGGGCCAGCGATTGCTGCGGTGTCGAGGACAGTGCGGCAGGGATAGGGCTAGCTTGTGGCGTTGGCGTCAGCAGGCCACTCGTGGATCCAGTCGATTCCGCCGTAGCGCCCAAACCAGCAGTGGTACCGGATTCGACCGCACCCAATGAGCCAGCGGCATCCGCGCTGCCAGCCGCCGAACTGACGCCACCAAGGCCATCAGTACCGCCAAGTGCGGCATTCTCAGCCGTCATGCTGCCTGCTGCCTCGGCAGTGCCAGCCGCTGCGCTTGCTCCACCGAATACGCTCTGAGCCACGCCAGCGACACCCGCGCCCAAGCTCATGCCGGCGCCGATCTGCGACAGCTCTTTGCTTTTGGTGACCTTGCCGACAACGGAAACGCCCACGCCGATTAGCGCAACCGTGCTGGCGGCAATGACGCCTGTTGCAACAGCGCCACCTACGATGACTGCCGCGATTGCGAGAAATGGCATGATGTACTCCTATTTGATGTTCAGTTTGTCCAGGCGATAGACGGTCAATGTCCCATCTATACCTGTTTCGTAAAAGCCAAGACGGCGCAGGAATCGCACCGTCTGTCCGTCGCCATCCGATCGCGTGGTCAAATAACCCAGCCGCTCCAGATTCCTTACCGCGCACTGCCTGATGACTTGGCGCATGTGGCGCAGCGCCTTGTATTTTCCTATCTGCAAGTGTATCTCATGGCCGTGCAACAGCAGTATCCCAATTACTTCGTAACCCGCCATCACCGGCTCAATATCCCAGCCAGACAGGCTATTGCCGTACGCCTCACGCGAGATCGGCACATGCTTCATGACCTCTGCATATACCATGTCTATGCACTGGTCGCGGCGCATGTTACGCCCTGTTGTCCGCAGGGTTGCCGCTGTTCGTGTCGGTCTGCGTGGTCGGGAACGTCGCTGACTGGAAGTACTTCGACAGGTCCAGTCCACTGACCGCGCCAATAGCCTTGAGCGATGCCTGCAATGCAGCAAGCTGGCTGTCTGCAGCCTGCTGCTTCGCGGTACCGTCCATGTTCTGGTTGGTCTGGATGCTCGATAGCGCTTGCACGTACTGCGCGTATTCGTTCGCCGCGCTGATGTTCGTTTGCAGCAACTGACGGTTGTCCGCTTCCAACTGAGACAGCTTGGTCTTGGAGTCGGAGTCCAGCGTTGCCAGCACCTTCTTGGTGTCGGAGTCGATCTGTTGCAATTGCAGCTTGTTCTGGTTTTCCTTATCGGAAATAGATTGCTGCGAGTTGATCTGGTTTTGAGAGATCAACTGTTGCGACTTGATTTGTTTGTCTGCCGCCGACAGCGTGGTATCCGCCTGGATACGTGCCAAGGCAGTTTGCAACGCGGCAGTGGCTTGCTGGGAAGAAGTCTGCAATGCCGCCGTGTTCGCCGCGCCAGAATTCGCCAGACTGACCTGCGTGCCAAGATTCGCATTCGTCTGGCTGGCCGTGTTCTGCGCGCCAGCATTGAACTGGCTGGCCGAGTTTGCATACTGGGCATTCGCAGCGTCTGCCGAAGCGTTGGTGCTAGCATCCTGTTGCGCGATCGGAAGCGCGCTTTGCAGAACTGCCTTTTGACCGGCGCCTACCGCAACGCTGGAGTTGAGCAGCCCGCGACGGTTAACCTGCTTGTTCGCCTCGGCCTCGGCCAGTGTGTTCAGCTTCGATCCACTTGCCGTGATATTAGCGATCTGGTTCTGCACCGAAGATCCATCACTCATCACCTGCTTGGTCGGGTCATACGTCGTCGCGGTTGCTTGCGTTGCGGCTGCCGGCACCGTTGAATTGGATGGCGTTAGCAGCCCAGGATTCTGACTTCCGGTAGCTGCTGGTGTGGTGGCGCCTCTCATCGGATCTGTATCTCCCCATCGTGCGCCTGCTGTATCAGGATTTAACCAGCGGTCATACTGCTCTGGCGACAGATTCTCGCCTGTTGCATCATTGTGCATTTTCGCTGCGGGGGTCAATCCCTGCTTATACCAGTCACCGGTTACCACTTGCTGACCGTTGAATGTGGTCGTTGGCTCCTTTGCCAAGGTGTTGGCGTTCGATCCAGTCAGTGCCATGATGATTCCTTTATTTGTTGCAATATTTTACAGCACGATGATTGGCAGAAGTATCTAGCCGCAATTAGACATCAACATTTCGGAATGCCTTGACCAGTTGGATGGATGCCAAGCTAACGAGCCGCGCATACTCGGTCTTCACCGACGTCATCAGCTGGGCCATGTCAGTAGCTGCGGTGACGCTGGCAATCGTGGTGATGTCCAACAGGCCCTGAATCAACATGGCGCAGTTGGCTTTCTCGGCATCGAGCGCTGGCGGGTCTTGCAGATACAGGGCGGATCCATAGCCATTCAACCGAGCAAGAACCTGCGACCGCAACTCGCGTACGCTGTCGAGATACAACCGTTTTTCCTCGTTGAAGATCGCGGCCAGATCCACATAGGGCGGCGTGAACTCGCCCGTCATGTGGTTGTAGGTGTCACCAGGATTACCTGCCGTCTCAGCTGGTACATATCCAGGCCAGTCGTTGATGTCGTCCAGTTCGTGGCAAGCTACCACTACATCGTTTTCGTTAAGCAGTGCGCAGCGCATTAGACAGTCCCCCAAATTTGAACTTCACCCCGAGCGCCAGCACCAGATGCCGCCCCAGTCTGAGTAGCACCACCAGCACCACCGGGAGCAACACCATCAACACCACTAGTCGTAGTATTTGCGGCGCCTCCATTTCCACCAATAACCGAAGTGCCAGGAGGTCGAATTGTTCCAGCTGAACTAATTGAGCCGCCAGCGGCGCCGCCAAATGTAGCAGATGGTACAACCGCACTTGAACCATCATTGGATGGGGATGCCCCACCCCATACAGTCGGGGATGCTATCGTGTCCGAGTGACCACCTTCATAGCCAGAAGGATTAGCAATATTGCCTCCTGATGATGGAATAACACCCACAAGTCCAGAGCGAATACTTCCACCTGTAGTAGCTGTTGACCCCGCATAAACGATAAACAAAGTACCAATAGAAGAGTTGTTTCCAACATTACCAGAAGCAACACCGCTAATAGCAGTACCTCCAGCACCAACCGTAATCGTTTCTGACGTGCCAAATGCGCTTGCAGGAAGTCTGAAGTCACCACATCCTCCACCAGCTCCACCGGATGAAGCTAGAGCTAAATTATTGGTACGTTGTCCTGATGCAGCTCCGCTCCATACTAACCCGCAAAATTCTGCGTATCCAGGTGGTTTAATGAATGATCCGTTAGCCGAGAAAATACGTTTAAACCCATGCACCACAAACGAAGTAAATGCTGAGCCATCACACTGGATCAGGCGAACTTCTCCAGGATACATGATGTAACTGGCTAGACCGTCGATCAGTTCAGCACCATTAGGGTCAAGCGTGATGTCACCAGTCCCGGAGTTTCGAATCCACGCAAACCACCCATTGCCCAGTGTCGCAGCCGCTGTGAATGTTTGCGTGAACGTGCCAGAGGTTATGTCGATCAGCTTGGCATTGTCGGTGCCCGCCAAAATCGTGTTGGATGTCCGCGAGCTTTTCATGACCAACTGGCCCGGTGCAGCAGTCCATGAGCCAACACCGTTCAGGAACGTGGCGGAATCATTGGATAGTTTAGGCAGTAGGCCATGCGCAGAAGCGGATGCGTTATAAGTCGTTACATCCGTGAAAGCAGAGATTACCTCCAGCGATGTGCCATCAGCCTTCACCCAGATCAGTTTGTTACCGTTCCCCGTAAGCGCCGGCATGCGGTCAAAGCCCGCCATGATCTTGTCGAACTGGGCGCGCATCTGTGCGGAAGCGCCGGCCGCATTGAATGCCGGGTAGCCATCATCGTGAACGTAGAAGTCATTGGTCATTTGTGGCTCTCTGTTTAGCGCAGCAAGCGCCGCTCGGTGTAATGAATGATCGTGCTGTTGAGCGTGATCGGTTGGTAGGCATCGCTGTTACCCGAGAACAGCAGCGAGATATTCTCAGCGGTTCCGTAGAGATCGCCCTCGGCCGGCAGCAGAGATTGCCCATCCCATGTGAAGGCATCCCAGACAAATGAATCCCAGAAGCTAGATGTCAGGCTGGACGCAAGGATCTGATTGGTATTCTGCGAAAACTCCGCGCTTCCGTAGCCGATGGACGAGGACATATTGAACGTCGAGTAGCCAAGTCCAGTTACCTCCATCGCAGCCTTGCGGAAGGTCTTCAGTTGGCGCGGGCCTTTGAAATGGTTGTACGTCAGATAGGCAAGCCAGTTGATCGGCTGCCCGTCGAACGATGTTCCAATCTCGGCCTGTCGCACGTAGCCGTCCGACGAGCCGAAGTAAATCTCTTCGCGACCGCTGGCGCCTTCCAGCGAACTGATACAGGTCACATCATGCGGGAACGTCATTGTCGTCATGCCAAGCATCTTGTCGCCGGAATAGGTGACGAAAACCGCATCGCCGTCAGTGAAGAACAGGCGGTATTGGTTCTTCTTGCGCACGATGCAGGACGCGGCGGCCAATCCCACCTTGCCGTTGAGGAATGGTGTCAGCTTGTCAGAGATCAGGCTGTTGGTGAAGTTGCCAAATTTCTGTGTCGTCGCCAGCGTGGACAGGCCTTGCGTATCGAACGATAGCACGCCGTTGATAAGTTGCATGGTGAACGGTTCGCACCCGCTCTCGTAGCTGTACGGTACGAGGTTAAAGTCATCCTCATCGTTTCCGTATAGAACGAAGGTACCGTTCTTGGTCTTAATCGCCATCGCGCCGGAAGTCTCTGATCCTGGGAGCGCCAGCATATCGGTGATGTCGTCGCCGCATGTCAGTTCACCTGCACCGAATATCGGGTTGTAGCTGTATGGTGCGCCGGGGCCGGAAAACTGCGCCGAGCTGGCGAAGGAGAGGAATAACGCGTTCTTCAGGATCTCAATACAGGTCGGAGCATCAACAGGCATACCGGTGTTAATCGGCACGAACACGGTACCGTCGAACTCAAAGGCGCGGTTCACGCCATCGCAGCCGTACATTCGAAGCGTGCCTAACTGGCCGCCAAAGTTCCAGTTCTTGAAGTCGTAGCGGCCATTCGGCAACAGCGTGATCGCCGTATCCGCCGTGGTCGCGTTGACCGTAGCCAAGCCACTAACCTTCAATGCCTCGCCGCTGGTGAAAGTGCCAGTCACAGAGGTAAATACCAGACTGCCAACAGGACTATCGGACCATACGCCGTCGCGCAGCAGAACACGCTGAGCGACCGCTGTAGCACCCGACGTTGCACCGGTGACCGTATCGCCATCCTCGATCTCTACAGCGATTAGATGAGCCGTATGCACGCCCGACTGCGTGCCGGTCGTGTTGATCGCTGTTCCGCCTGAAGTAGCAGAAAGCTGGAAGTCATTCACGCCAGCGCTGACCACGTAGTAATCAACGCCAGCTGTGAAACCGGTAGGCAACGCACCCGTGGTTGACAGATCAACCTGCTGCCCGTTCACAAGTCCATGGGCCGTCCACGAGATCACCCCGGGCGAAGCAATGGTGATCGTCACTGTAGACGATCGCTGTGCAAACGCAATCTCGCGGCCCAGTGCGACAGCTACCCAGCCTGCAACGGAATCCTTGTACATCGCCGCCGACATGCTTCCTACGGCGTTGCGGAATGCGTAGACGTTGCCGCCGTACTGGTGCACGCCGAGGATAGCGCCATCACCAGGAACCTTATCAATCAGCGCCCGGTAGACGTTTGCGGCCAGCGCAGTATAGGAGGCGTCAAGTGCTGGAGTAGCGGCCGAGCCAGGAGCCTGAGCGCCGGCCGACGTGCCGACCACCGTAGCACCCACCTTCAGCGATGCAGCCGTGAACACGCCTGTAATCTTGGTCAGCACCAGAACGGTCGCGCTCTCGATGGCAATCACGGTACCGAAGACCGTGGCTGCAGCATTGGTCACCACGTCGCCGACGACCACAGCAGACGACAGTGTTACGGACAGCCGCGCATACGTCGCCGAGGATGGGCGCGCAAGGCCGCTGTACCGCTCGTAACCGGCGCAAGTCGCATAGCCACCACGTACGCCAATCTCTACATTCACGCCATAGCGCAGACCGCCGTCGAACATCTCGATTGGAGGCGTGACCTGATCCAGACCGCCGACGAATGGGAAGTACTGGGTTTTGACAGGAGGAAGTTGAACTTTAATTGCCATCTTGTTCTCGTTAGGCAAGCGGCAAACGGTGGTTCATACGCGGCAACTGCGTACGTTCCATACGATTCATCATTTTCTTGTAGAGGCGATCACCGTCCTGCATGACCTCTACCGCACCAGTGAAGCGGCCATATTTGACCATCGCCAAATAGACGGCCAGCGAATGAAACTCTGCCGGGTATCGTGGCGTGTCAGCATCAAGTGCCATCTTCGTGACAGAGCGCTGGTACTTGCCTGATATACGATACACATCCATTGGCAACGGGCCAATCAACAATTCCATAGCATCGCCCACTGTGTAATGGATTGGTCGGCTGTTGGTCTGTGGTCCAGTGTTGTACATCCAGTCCCACGCTTCATAATCGATATACCCAAGTTCGCCTTCGTCAGTGACTCCGGCCGACAGCAGATAGCACTTGATCGTACGCTCACGCCACACGCGCAGATCGGTTACTGGAACAATGCAGTCAGCGGCGGCATATGAACCATCGCCAACTACCGTGTTCAACGTGAACGTGTTTGCCATGAAGCGCCAGTTGTCATGCTCCTGCTGTAGCTCCATGTCCGCATCGGCTATCCACTTGACCAGGCGTGCATATTCGCCAGTCTGACCGACTACGGTAGTCGGGCCAGTGCCGGCCGCCCTGACCTCTACGGCAAGGGCTTGCACAAGCTGCAGGAAGGTCTGGGCGACGGCCATGACAGTTAGCCCAGTTCAGCCAGCACGGCGCGCTGCCACGATGGCCCCAGCGGGTTCAGATCGCGGGTGATGGCGAAGTCGTACTTGATCGACGTGAATGGAACTTGCACGATCTGCCGGATGCCTTCCTCGTCAAAGACATCCTTCTGCGAGTAGCGGGTTTGCTTCATGCGTAGCAGACGGTCCACGAAGTAGCGTGGCACGGTCTTGGTCTCACCACGGCGGAACAGTTCCAGCCGACCATTGATGTTGATTTCGAAAATCTGCTCGGCTTGCGGATCGGTCGTGACGCCGATACGGATCTCGACCGGTTCAGCCATGAAGGCCATCATCGAGATGTAGTCGTCGTCCATCGGCTGATCGGTGACTTGCGCCAGAACAACCTTGTCCAGCGCCTCGCTGGCGGGGCCGGTGCTGCGCATGGTTCGCTCAGGTACGCCGCCGATTTCCTGATCGGACACCATACTCTCGCCAGTTGGCGCAGCAACGTAGGAGGCGGCCATTGCCGGCGCTACCGTAGCAGCGGTTGCCAAGGTGGCAGCAGTGGCGATTTTCTTTGCGTATTGACGTGTCATGCTGAAACTCCTTGAAGGGGTGCCGCCAGAAGGCGGCCATGTGTTTAATTACCTAAAATTCTTTTTTCTAGGTAACTTTTTTGCTGCGATCATTTTATCTCGTGTCTCTGGTGTAGCCCAGGCTTTTATTCTTCCCCTGGCAAGAGCTTCTAATTGCTTTTGTTTAGCATCTTCTGATAACTCTCGTCTATTTCTAGACTGTTCTGTTGGGGTGGCCCATCTTACATTCCCCAACTTGTAATCCCCATCTTTGTCTGGATATCGATCCAATGTCTTACCATCTGGGCGCTCTCCGACATCTAGCAAAAACTTGGAAAATCCATCCTCTCCAAGCCACTGTTCACAAATACCGATCCCACGCCCACCATACAGATGGTAGTTTGGTGCTTTAGGATTCAAACATCGCTGCTTCATTGAAGCCCATGTTTTGTATGTTCTAGAGGTGACACGCTTACCATCATCATTCAATCCTGCCGCATGACCGTGTTTTTGATTCTCTTTATTAAATTCAGCCATTACTTCTTTTTGAAAGCAACCGCAGGAATTTGTTTGACCTTTTCTCAGTGCTAGACTAAGGGCAATGCATGTCCCTCCACAGTCACAAACACATCTCCAATGTGTTCTCTTTGGTTTTAAGAAAACTCGCTCAACAACGGTTAATCTTGAAAACCTCTGTCCTACCAAATCGATAACCCTATTAGGATTATTCGCAAGCAGTGCCGCGATTCGTATTTTCTTTCCATCCATTATCGATACTCCATTAAATTAAGAAATTACCATAATTCAATTTTAATGGAGTATCTTGTTTTGCAACAGCCTTTTATGCTACTGAATCTGAGAAGGGTGAAATTTCTGACCCACTTTGGGTAACGAAGCCACGCACGGCCCACGCGGTAGCGCTGATGTCTTCGAACTCCACCCAGTCACCGATATCCACGCCGCCGGTCGTGGTGCCGTTCAGCGTGAAGGTGTCGTCGGTAGTGCCGGCGCGCCAAGTGCGAGGGGCATCGGTAGCGGAGTCAGTGGTCGATGCACCGATCACAGTACCCTGCATGACATCCGTACCAACTACGGACTTGATGATGTAACCGGACGTATTCACCTCACCAACCACGAAGCGGTAACGAGCACCGCCGCCAGTTGCGGCAGGCAGTGTATAGGTTGCGGCAGCGCCAGCCACGGTCAGCAGACAAGTGCGGCCCTCGTGCAACTTCTCCGTGATGGAGCCGGTAGCGATCAGAGTAACTACGCGACGCGCTAGGTCAGCCATGCGGCCCAGCGCTTGGACAGGGAACGTGTATTCGGTGCCGCTGTCGATGGTGTAAACGATGCTGGCCGCTTTGCGGAACTTGAGGAACATTTCGACAACAGCGGTTTTGAAATGACGAGTAAGCAGAGACATGATGTAACTCCATTTGTTTGATTGGTAGCCCCGAAGGGCCACCGGTTTTGATGCTCTCTTGATTTACGAACAGGCCGGGATTACGAGGTCTGTGGACGTTCAGGCAGCACGCCACATGGAACCACTGCCGAAGCCGTAACACCGGAGGCAGTCCAGCTAGACGATCCCATGGTCCAGGCTGCCGCCGATGGCGCAGTACGCACCAGCAGATAGCCCAGAGTCATGAAGTCATCTGGTAGCACAGGGAACTGCGGAGCATTGATGAATGCGCCGACAGTGGTGGTCACGCCGGTAACGGTCGGCTCGATGGTGCCTTGGCAAACTTGGATCGTGCTGTCGGCCTTGGTGCCGAAGACCAGCACGGTCGCCTTGTTCACGCCCAGCGACGGGAATGCAACGCCGGTGTTGGCGTCGGTAGTTGGCGTGGCCGTGTTGGTCTGTGCTGCCAGACCGGTGACGTACTTGCCGCCGATCATGCCGGCGGTAGTTGCCGTGGTGGTGTAGGTGCTAGTGGTGCCTTTGGTCAGCCCACTATTCACCGTACCCATGGTAATGCCGCGATACTTGATTTGGTCCATGATTCTTTCCTTTAAAGTTTCGAGATATCCCGCCTAAGCGGGACACCGTATTACGACAGGTTGGTGATGCCAGCCTCGATCACGCCGATCCAGCCAGGATTGGTGACGACAGCGGCCGACCAGAACATGGCGCCAACATAGCCGCGCTGACCGAATGGGTCATCCTTGGTCTTCTGCTTGGCAGGGATGTGCGTCACATCGAAGTTGGCATTCAGCGCCACGTCGTTCACGCACTCTTCCGCGCAGACGATGAACGGGTACACGTCGATATTGGTACCGGTGGTCGAGTACAGACCGGTGGAGGCCACGGTGGCGCCAGCATCCTGATAGGCAGCCAGTTCAGGCGAGGTGATGAAGCGGAAGTTGTTGCAACTCCCGAATTCGTACTCGTTGATCGGCTGACGGTTCGCGTACTTCGCAATCGGCACGAAGTCTTCCAGGCGACGGATGTCATGCTCACCATCGGTATGGCAGAACACGAAGTACGATGCCTCGATGGCCGACGTGTCGTAGGCTGGGCCGGGGGCAAGAATCTTGGTCTTCATCTTGCCGTGGTTCGACTTCAGCGTGCGGGACATCAGCGACAGCGCGTTGTACGTGATCGTGGTCGACACGGTAGCGCGGGTGGTGCCGCCTGCATATTGCACTGTGCTGGCCGCCTTCATGACACCGTAGCGGATCATCTCGCGGACCAGCGGCATGCGCTCGGCAGTCTGCATCTTCTGATCGTTCGGGATGTCGTCCTCGTGCAGGTCGGCGGCCTTGTCGGTGTAGCTATACAGGCAGGCGTACTGCTGGATAACGACAGTCACATCGCGGTAGGTCAGCGATTCGGCACGAGGCGTCACGCCCTCTTGCACCTGATGCGCGGCAGTGTTCACCGACCAGCGGTTGATCGTGTTGGAATTGGTCGTGGCACCGCCGGTTGGAATGCGCGCACGGTAGATGATGTTATCGCCGCGATTCTTTGGGAACGGCTTCATCGAGCAGCCGATGGCCAAGACTTCGACCGGTTCGGCGATGGCGAGCATCTCGCCCTTGATGATATTAATCCGTCCCGCTGGACTGCCGTAAGTTTGAATGTTCTGAGTCATGATACTCACCTTTTATTTGATTGCCGGAAGTTGCTTTTGCTGGCTACCTTGTTGTAGCCAAACATCATCTCTTCTTCCGGCGTCAACTTCGATTGGGTAGCGGCAGGTGCGGGTACGCCTGTTGGCGTCACTGCACTTGCCAGTCTTCCCTGCTTTTTCTGCTGGGCGCGCTGTGCGTCCTTGAACTCCGACAGGTAGCGCGACGCCAGCACCGGGTTGTCGGTGTAGGTGATCACGTTCTGCAAGTCGGCCGGCTTGGTGCTCACCCACGTCGCAAACTCTGGGGAGTCCTTGACGGTGGCGAAGTCCGGATGTTCAGCCTTCAGCGCGACGACCGAATCGTTATAACGACGGTCATCTGCTTCCTTTTGCAACCGCTTGGCGCTGGCTTCGATCTGTTCGTTGATCTGCTCCTGCGTCATGCCAGGTTGCTCGGATGCACGGTTGCCAGCTTTCGCTACGGCTTTCAAGGCCACAGCCAGCGGGCCGCCCAGTTCTGGGAAATCCTCGGCTACCTTGTCCGCACCTTGCATTGCGGCGGTCAACTCATCGTCAACGGGCGCTGGTTCGGGGGCTGGCTTCGGTTCCAACTGTTTCAACTTACGGTTGATGTCTCCGATTTCGCCGTGCAACTTTCGGACGGCAACGGGGTCACCATTGGACGCTATGGCGCGAACTTCTTCCTTGAAGGCAGCAAGCTTTTCCTCCAGTAGCTGAGCAGCATCTTTTGGCTGTTCCGCTACTGGCTGAGTTTGCCCACCATCCTCTTGAGCATTGCTCGGTACATCGTTGGCCGGGATGCTTTCCGGCTGAGCCGTCTGGTTCTGCGGTACGTCAGCAGGGAGCGTGTTACCGCTGCGTGCGTTATACCCGGCCATCATCGCCGCCATTGCTTCGGCGTCGGTCTGTTCCGTTTCGGCTCCGGTTTCTGTTACATCGCTCATCGCGTCTTACTCCTAAAAATCACCAGCCTTTCGACTGGCTAAATCGACAGGGGGAGGATTAACCTGCGCCTGCCACGTTCTTTGCGTCTGGCTCACCGAGCGCGATCAACTTCTTGATCGCGTCGATTTGCCAGCACAGAGCAATACGTTCGCTCTCTTGAATGCTCGGTACTTCCAGCCTGTTGCGATAAGTTGCCAGCAACGGCTTGTAATGTTTCATCAGCTTCTGCCACGTCTCGCTCTGGCATTCATGCGGTGTCAGGATCATCTTGCTCATGGCTACGCCTGATACGCTTCACCGGCTGGCGCACGCCCTGCCGGCTCAGTAGGCGGCGTCATAACCTGCGGCGATGGGTTCGCATGCTTGTGCAAGTCGGCGGCCGTGGCAACGCTCGACAATTCTTTTTGTGTCTGGAGCTTCATCGTGGTCGCGGCCAGCATTGCCTTGATGTCGGCGAAGGACATGTTCTGCTTGCCTTGCTGCTCCTGCTGATCAAGTTGTGCAGTAAGCTCAGCCATGGCGCGCTGGAACTGGCGATCACGTTCCGACTCTTGCGCATCAAACTGCTGCTGCGCCGCGATCTTGGCTTGATCACCCTGTTGCGAAAGCTGGATGTCTTTCTGTTTGGAGTCAGCCATGATCTTGGCGGCGGTAATGCGTGGATCTTCCGGCGGTGGCGTATTCTGCATGCGCTCCAGATCCTCCTTGGAGTACTGGAAGTTCTTCGGATCGAAGCGACGGCTGCGCAGGTATTCCTCGGCGGTCTTCTTCGGATCGAGGCCATAGGCTGGATTCAGACACATCGCCATGATCTGACTGAGTTCCTGGCCTTGGATGTCGCGCTCAACCAGCGCCGACGAACCACGCGCCACGATCTGGTAGTCACCCTTGGCATCGTCATCCTTGCCGTATTCCATCAACCATGTGTAGTAGCGACGCACATGCGGCTCAGTGATCGAGGAATCGAACAGACGGGCAATGCGGCGCAGAACAGAGTTGGCATTGTTGTTGAGGATCGTCATGCCGCCAACCGTCTCAGGTGCAGCGCCTTGCTGACCTTGCAACAACGCCGGCAAGCCGGTTACATCCTCGGCCATCTTCATGCCGAACTGAACGATTGCCATCAGTTCCTTTTCCAGCATCGGAATGACGGTGGCGGTCAGTGGTGCGCCGGCTGCTGGGTTGCCCGTTGATTCGTCCGACTCGATGAAAAACTTGAGCGGCACCACTTCCATGATGCCGTCTTCTGGCTCTACGCCACGACGTAGAGTCAGCAGTGGGCCAGAGGCAAGGCCGGCGTTGTCCATCATGTTGCGGGTGGCGGCCGTCACGATACGCTGCGGCGTGCGCATCTGGCGTGCAACGCCCATGCCCCACGGCATGCCAGGGCGGCGCTTCCATGGGATCACGTCGTACGGGAACTGGCCATCATCCAGCGGATTGAGCGCGGCCTTGATCGGACGGTTGTTGACCATGGTGATGATTGCCGGGAAAGACTTCTCCATCGGCAAGTCTTCGCAGTCGCAACCAGCAGCCATGAGTTCATCCACTGTCACGTCGCCGTAGAAGTACCAGATTTCGAACTGGTTGTTGGCGGCGAACGCGTTGCTCAACAGGTTACGGTTGTCGGACTCTTGCTGACGTGCTGGGCCTTCGCGCAGGCAGGCAATGATCTGGTCTTCCAAGTAGCCAGGCACGCCGATCAATTCTTCCAGCTTCTTACGCGTCAGGCGGTCACGCTCAAACACATAGGAGCCATTGTGGATCGACTCGCCGCAAGCTGGATCCGGGAACAAGTCCCAAGGGTCGACGCGGCGCGATGCCGGCTTGATTTCCTCTACGATGATCAGTTCGTAGACATTGCTCTGTGGATTCTGGCGCCACTGACGCGATACGCGCTTGACAGGGAATGGCCCCTTGACCACGCCTGAACCCAGCTTGGCGGCGTCATCAATCACCTTGCGCAACTCAGCATGGTACTGGCACTCGTCCAGCCAGTCGTCAATCTGAAGCTGTGCCTTGCCAGCCTTGCGCTTGGCCTCGGCTACCATCGCATCAAACTTGGCCTTGGCCTGGCTGAGCGCCATCACTGCGCCATCGGGCATCTGGACTTGCGGCTCTGGCTCGGCCGGCTGTTGCGGCTGTCCCTGAACTGGCATCGGAGCACCTGGAACTTGAGCCATGCCCATGTCGGTTGACTGAGGCATGCCCTGCTGCGGCATAGGAGCGGCGGCTGGCTGCGGCGTAATAGGCGCGCCCTTTGCTTTACCCATCAGCGCATCCAGTCCTTCGAACATGTCGGGGATCGGTGTCGCCTCGACGGCGAAATTGCGGTCATCGGTAGGCAATAGCATGTCGCCCACGCGGGCAGCGGCAGCATCTACGAACGGCTGGGTAATGTTGGGGAAGACGGTCGATCCGCGAACAGGGAGGCGCTGCTCTGCGTTGACGCTACCTTGGGTCAGTGGCTTGGAGGTGACGTAAGCGAACTCATGGCGGTTCGCATCATCGTAGCCGGAATAAAATTCCTCGTCTTCCAGCATCATTTGCTCGATGCCAGATGTACTCTTGGCATCGACAGCAGAGCGACGTTTCTGTGCAAGCGTTGAACCGAGCGCCTGCAAAATGCCTAGGCGGCGCTCCTCGTCGTTCTCAGGCGCGACATCATAGCCGCCCTGCATAGTTTGCTGCACTGCTTCCATGACATCCTCATTTGGACGCAGCGGCGGGAGTATGACCCGCTTCCCCTAGAGGAACCCTGTTGGGCGCTGCAAAATGAATTACTTCTCAACATCGCGGATTATACTCGGTTAATTCTTTACTGAGTGCAAACCATCGGTGGTGTCAACTGTTATTTGGCTAGTAGCCCATACCCGGATCACTTGGGCGGCGTGGCACTGTGCGTGCAGGCTTCTTCTTCGGTGGTTTAACTGGCTCGGCAAACGTCAGGCCCAGAGAGTCAGCCTTGTCCGGCGAGCGCAAGCCGCGCTTCTTCATGTCCTCCTTCTTCTCCATCTTCAGCCTGTTGCTGCTGTCATAGCTGTATTTGATCTGGGTAAGGTCGGCCTGTAGTTCATCGTCGTCAGGAACATCGGCAGGCGCTTTCTCAAGCCACTCCTTCGTCTCGCCCCACATTTCAGCGCGCTTGTTGTAGTACTTCACCTCATCAATGGGCGAGCTGCCGCTGTTCACCTGGACCAAGTGGCACGTATCCTCAACGAGCAATTCCTCCAGACGATCGTACACACCAGCACCAAGCCCGCCGACGTCAACCGCACATTGGTCAGCATTGATTTCCTTGATCGCCTTGTAGACCAAGCCAGCCACTTCCATTGTGCTGCGCTTCTCGTACGAGCGGATCCAGTGAACCTTGCGTCCCTGACGGAAGCAAATCGATGTACGATCCTCACCGAAGCGAGCAGGATCGACGCCTAGCTTTTTATGCCCTAGCGCCTCGGCCGTCGCATTCCGGGCATCAACCACAAGTTGCGCGGGAATATAGGGGTCATGGCCGGACATCTGGAACGCCTCGGCAGCGGTAGCCGGATACTCTTGCTTGAACAGCAATTCCCCCAAGTCGGCAATCTTGAACCGGCGCCAGGCCATTTGTTCCATGGTCAGTTCGTACGATTCCTTGTACTTCTCTTCATCGCTGGTCAGCACGAAGTCTGCCGTCACCTCGCGGCTGTATTCCTCCTGCCAGTACCACGGCACGAAGATAGCGATGTAGTCTGACTGTCCAGCCACAGCCTTTTGCCATTCCTTGTGGAAATAGTTGCCAAGTCCATTTGCTGTGGATTCCTTGATGATCTCGGTCCCTGCTTCATCTGGAACGGCTTGCAGCACACCAGCAGAGTGATCCTCCGCATTAGGCCAGAAGCCCACCTCGCTGTTATGCGTCGCTCCATGCACGATGCAATAGGAATGATCGGGGTCATCTATTTCAAAGTCCATGACATCGCCAAGCACAGCCGGCCCGACCGAAAGCACTGGAACCCATGCGAACCCATCATTAATGACCACAGACCCATAGTTCCCGCTTCGTTTCCGTGGAGGCATAGACCAACCTATCTCGGCAGAAAGCCTATCGACACCATCGCCACAGAGCCTGAGCGTCCATTGATCCTTCTCGTCACGACCATTGCGGACAGCGCCGGCACGATAGGCGATGCACGACCAGCCGTACCCAAGTGAGGCGAGAGCATCGCGCATACCTACCGTTATAGCACTTCGGATACTCGGCGCTGAAATCCTGCGATCACCCGGGCGCGAGCTACTATGACCATCCCCCGCCAGATATCCATGCACAAGACCGCGCACAAATTCAGCGCCGCAGTTGCTCCACGCTTCGGGTAGCCTCTTTCCGTCAAGCTCTCCACACATCGAACGGACAAACGTAGCAAAAGACTTGCCGTAAGTCGTCACAGTCACAGTCTTGCTATCAACCCTAGGAGCAATCTTCACCGATCTAAACATGTGCGCTAGCGGCTTTAACCATTCGATGGTCCGCTCTACCTCGCGCTCATGGACAGTGAATGTGACACCCGAAGGAACGCCGCTTGGCCGCTGCCTCACGATGCAACCTTCCGCCAAGTACAAACCAAGCACTTTGCCAAGGTCATAACTTGGTGCCACGCAGTCCGGACCAACCTCGCGAGAGCCGCCACCTTGCGGGCGAATTGCATCTGGCAACCTGAACGGCCATGACTGACGGCTATCGGTGATCGTTGCGACTGGATACCCTATGAACTCGGATTCTCCGAACTGGTCAACACGTTTCCATCCGTCACGAGTCCAAAACCTATGCTCGTCTGTAGCCTTCAGCGGCATCCCGCTAATTCCCTTGACTACGATATCGCGTAGTGCTTTCTGTTGATGGCTGATGAATGACACGCTTGCAAGCGCACCTGTACGAGTGCGCACCAAGTCCCCAACGCTGAAATCTCTCATTGGAGTAAGTCCACCGGCAGCATCAATGATGTAAGTCTCAGGCGACAGGCAACCATGGAAATACTGAATGGTCGAGCCACGACCTACTGCTGTGCTGCCGGCTGTGCCGACCTTGTAGCCAGAGTCCAGCAGATCAAATGATAGTTCTTTGGCATTGGCTGCCCCTGTATGTGGCCGCACCAGTTCTGGGCAATGCTCATGGTAGCGGTCAACCAGTTCGAACAGATTGTTTGTCGCCTCACCCTCGTGCGTCAGGATGAAGGCCCTAACACCCTTGCGGTGGCTCACCTTCCAGTAATATCTGCCCTCGACGTAGGTTGAGCATCCTTGCTGTCGGCCTTTCAGGATGATCGCCCGAACCTTGCCGGTATTGGCTAGCTGCTCCTCGATACATGCATGAATATGATGCTGGGCCGTGTTCATCTCGAATGGCAACACCTTGCCGGCCTTCGTACGGATCTTCAGGCACTTCTGAGCGTAGTGTATGAAATCGTCTTTCAAGCGCTGGCGAATGGCGCGTTCGCGGTCATCCATCATTCCAGATCATCCAATGACTTCTCGTGCACCATCTTGCCGTTGATAGTCAACTTGTCATTGAGCATGCCAGCATGACGCATCAGCAACTGGAGATAGCCCTCCTTGCTCTGCATCTTAACCTCCAGCCCATCCTTGGTTTGTTTCACGCCAGCATAAAGCGCCTTGGCCGCCGGGCTTAGATTTCGAGTGTCCTTGACGATGGTCTTGCTCACACCGTCCCCAAAGCACTCAGGACAATCAGCATTCGGCGCCAGCCGCTCATCGTATCCAATGCCGCCGCGTTCATCAAAAGCAGTTTCGGCCAACCATGCCTCCTGTTCCTTCTCCATCTCGTTCGCGGTGTACTGATAACGATACCCTTCACCCCAACAGAACCGGCAGCAATGCCGGCGATGCTCGACTAGTTCATTGGCATCGGCCGCAAGCATGTTGACCAGCACGCGGATAACATCGTCTTGGCTGACCTCTACGCGGGCTAGTCGATCAGCTTGCCGCTTTGCAATTTCTTCTGCAATGGCAGGTTTGGTCAGGTTCTCTGTAGCAATTACCTTGGCGCTGCGGGGATTGTAGCCGGCGCGTATCGCGGCCTGTGTGCCATTCAGATCGATCAGGTATTCGTCTACGAAGGCCAGTTGCTTGGCGGTCAGGCTACTCATGATGCTTACCTCATTGGCGGGGTTTGAAGGCAGCCATTCAAAACTTTGTTCGGCCTACTTTTCTCTAGAGTGCAGAATCCGGAGACTAGCATGTCTATTCCTTACTTTTTCCAGACTATTTGCTACCTGATTCTATCTTCCACTGAATATAGTTCACTACGTTAGCGATGTTCCCAGCCTGCCCGAACATGTTCTTGCCGCAGGATTCGCACGTGCAGCCCTGTGTCATATCCTTGGTGGTGTAGTCGATGCGCAGGGGCTTGGCGCTGAGGAAGTTGACGCCTACCTCTGGCTTGTCGATCGTGAGCCACGCGGGGCGGCCACAGGAAGGGTGGAGGTAGGCGTACATAGTCAGCCTTCCAGCGTCAACGTGTCAATGCCGTTGCCGCAGCTTGTATCGAGTGCACAAGCCACTGTCACCGCAGTGTGGGCATCATGCCCCAAATACATGGCAGCCAAAGCATAGTCACGCCCTGAGCCACGGGCATAGAACTTGTCCTCGATCGTCTCTGGATGCTCGTTGTCATAAGTGTACATCAGAATCTTGCGGTCATTCGTGATGAACATGGAACCAGCACCGCGCTCTTCGGTGGATTTGGGGAACTTGCCAATGGGGCGATCAGCCTTGAACCACTCCAGAAGCTCGGCGGCGTGAGCGCCACAACCAGCGAACCCTACGAGACCGCCAGGAACGCGATGGATCTTCGTTGCGGTCGTAGGATACCCAGCATTGGTAGCGCGCTTATCGGCGGCGAAGGTAATCCCATCCCATGCAAGTACTGTCATAGCGCTCTCCTAGATCATCGTGCGGATGTTACAGGTATGCAGCGGAACAGGCTCCCCACAACTGTCACAGCGTGGGATACTGAACGGCTCAACAGGGTGATAGTTCAGATGCAACACTTCTTTAGATTGAGCTGGCAATTCTGGACGAGGCCAGCGCGTCAGCATGAAGGCTGGCTTGCCGCACGCCTGGTGGATGTAGGTAAGCATCACTTCGTCCTTTGCACGGACTTGACCATGCGCTTGAGGACTTCAACGGGGATGCGCGACTGCTTGGCCATCTTGCGGAACTGGGCCTTCTTGGCCTTGGCTGCTTCGACGGCGGTGTTATGCGCGTCGATCTGCTGGCGGTGCTGGACTTCCTGCAACACGTGGGCCGGCGCATTGGCGATCAGGTTCTCCATGCCCTTGAGCTGGGCGCGCAGAGCTTCCTGGTTGAGTTGAAACGGCTGATTGACGATCATGCCAGCCTCCACTTGTTCCATTCGTGTTGATCGATGGCGCCGATAGACGCTACGATGGCGGGGCCGGTGAAGCGGCGATTCTTGGAAACTTCATTCTGGATGCTCTTGGCGGTCAGGATGTTGCCCTCTTGGCGCATTTCGGCCATTAGCCTACGCTTATAGGCTTCGGTCTCTGGCAGCCCATGTCTGAGAGCGGTTGCATGCTCTCGCATTTCCACAAGAGCTTTCAAAGTGTCCATTCGATCTTGCATCACATTCCCCCGCTGAACACCTTGCGTACTGGCAGACCGCCGCGCTTGGCGCCGATACCGCCTTGTCCGTAGCCCTGCATCATCTGGTCTTGGGCGGTTCCTTGATCTGGCGGCATCTGTCCTTGGTTCTGGATGATCTGCTTGACCATGCTCATAGCGTCTTCCAGCGAGGCAACGGGAACGCCCTTGTCATCGTCTTGGCCTTCACCCATGTCGCCCTGATCGGCACCCATCTGGCCCTGTATGTCGCCGCCCTGCTCCTCAGAGTTCTCGTCGTCCATCGTCTCGACGTTGACCGATGTCGGCCGGCCGTCAGCGCCAACGTAGATCTCGATGCAGTAGCCGCCTTGCTGACTGTCCTGCTGCTCCATACCGCCAGATTGCATGTTGTCCATGATATTTCCCTTGTGTGATTTGGTGTTTCCTGACCTAAATGATTGTACCAAGAAAAAAGCCGCCAGTCGTTGAGAATGGCGGCTTTGCCGAGACTTCTACATGCAAAAACCTGATTGTGCATCAGGAAGCGTCCATCATGGGGATACTGGACTAACCGTTGCCGAATTCCAGTAATACACGGCGGCGTAGGTTACGTCATAAGACTCCGGTCATGTTAAAACCTGAGTCAGCACCGTGATACTGATCGACGCGCTGTTCCATGCGCCCACCGCGTCAAAATACAAGGTCTGGCTGGCGCTTGTGCTGAAAAACTGTTTCAACAGTGAATCAGCGGGAACAAAGACGGTAGCATTGGCCCCCACGGCAACCGTAGCCAGCACATCGGTGCCGCCTGCTGTCGTCCCGATCTTCAGGCCGCCTGTGATCGCGTTGGCCGTTGAGTTGGCGATAGCGATCCCGGTGATGACTTTGTTCGCGGACAACGCCAGCGTGAACGCGGCGGTTTGCTGCGCTTGCGCCGTGGGCGTGAGCTTATCGTCAAGCGAGGTAAGGAACCTGTTACCGCTGCGCTTGTTAATTCCGCCTGCTCCAGTTGAAAACCCGGAAGCTACCCCGTCAACGCTGCAATTGTCTACGTTGACGGTAAAACCTGCCTTTGCGTTGCTTATTCCGAAACCTGCACTGGCGTTCATACCGATTCGTACACCGCTCATTTCAAGCGTCGATAAATTGCTTGCTGCGCTGGTAATAGAAACGCCACCACCGGTATTATCAACGCCACCAGCGACGCTAAGGAAAATATTACGCAGATAATATGCTGCTTGTGTCGAACCATCAAATACGATACCGTAGAATTCGCTGTTGCATCGGAGTTGGCAGCCTTCGGCGTAGGTGTTGTTGTACAGGCACCGCGTCACCGCTTCAATCGTTCCGCCCAGCACGGTGCTGCAACCGCCAACGCCGGTATTCAGATTACCGGTAGTGGTTGGGTTGATAACGGAACTGAAGCCATTTACCCCGTAACCAACCTGCAATGAACCCATGTTATTGCAGGTGTCGTTTTCGCTGTTATTTCCGCTATACGTCATTCCGGGGTGATTCGCGGCAGTCTCGATATTCCGAATAACGGAGGTGGCGACGCTATTCGAAGATGCGTATGCATCGACAATATTCCCGCGAGATTTAATGTCGTAACATTTATTCGAAGCGTCGGAGCTATTCCCGAATCGAATTACTTCTGACGAGAATGCCCGATCTTCTATTGTATTTGTTTCCCATATCACTTCATAAACTGCGGCATTTACGCCGGCATTGACTGGCTCGCCAGTGTTGTGCAGCGGGAACGTTGACAACAGCGATACGTGCTGTATCGGGTTGGCTGTACCATCGTCAAGCGTCGCCAAGCCCTTCGTGTCCATGTGGTGGATCTTGACTTTGCGAGTGATACCATTGACGCCATAGACCGCGATTACCTCGTCGGTAGCCGTCTGCCGGAACTGACCCCCCTTGATTTCGATGTTTTCGGTAGCATAGCTATCGATCACCGATGCTGACAGCGATATGCCGGCGTTTGACGTGGTGCACAAGTTACGCACCCAGATGGCTGACCCAGTTTTTCCCTGAGTCAGGTTGTCTGCCTTGACATTGTCGATAACAACGTTTTTCACTCCAGCGTAAAGATCGAGACAGGTATCACATGAGACAGGTCGGCCGACAACACCACCAGTCCCAGTCAGGCTAGTGGTATTAATCGGCAGCGTCACTGTGTTGACGCCAGTCGCGGTACCCACAAAGCCGTTGATGGCGCTTGCGATTGTACCCGTCACGCCGCTAACCATGGCCGGATCGCCGATGGTTATGCCGTGGGCGTTCGCCGTGATGGTGGTCGTGGCACCACCAGCGATAGACGAAATAGCCGTCGTGGCGCTAGTAGACAGCCCTCGGTTAGCTGTGATGTCTAGATTCTGGAACAGGCCCTCACGTACATTTCCCATGCCGAGCAAGCTTTTTCCTGCGTTGAGCGTGTTGCGTGTGATCTTAATGTCCCGCAGCGATAAAGAATCTGCGGTCGAAACAAACCCGGTAGCGAAATTCGGATTGATTAGGGCAAACTGATTATTGAAGCCACTGAACGTGAACGACGGCAGCAGGACCAATTCCGTCTCGCCCAGGAAGCCATCCCAGTGCTGGAATGTGCATGTTGCTCCTAGTGCGATTTGCTTCGGCGGTAACAAAAGGTGTTTTCCGGCCGCGATGGCCTGCAAACTCAAACGGTTGATAAGGGCGGAATCGTCGTTGATCCCGTCAAAAAATCCACCACGCGCCTCGATGTAACCGAGGGAGACGTAGGGCGCACTCGGTGGAATAGCTGGAATCGCCATGTTAGCTCCCGATGATAGTGAAGATATCGCCAGTCTGACCGTTGCAATAAATCTGGTTTGCATTGGTGACGGTGCTGGAGACGGAATAGGGAGCAGCCTCACCGGGTTCCAGAATGTAGCCTGCATTTGCACCTGACGCACCCGCGACTGCATTGGTCACTGCGGAATTTGGCGCTGTCGTCTGTCGTAAGGCGCTGTTTCCTGCGAAGGATTTGACGATGGCGCCGTTCTTGATGGCATGTGATGGAAACGCAACTGCGGTGCCGCCAGCGGCAATGATGATCTGATCGCAAAATGTGGTTGAACCACCGCCACCCGCGCCACTGGGATTAGACCCCGGCAAATATTTATCGGTCACGTCGTCATAGTACTGGTCTACGATGATATGCCCGTTGGCATCGACAAGCTGCTGCGCGGTGGTTGCTGACATGGCAAACTCCTAGTTGAGATTGACTCGGATTATACCGCTAGTTCCTACCAGAAAATTATGCGTGAGTCACTTCTTTTCGATGCATGGAAATCAATTTCCTCGGATCGTTGCTTTTTTATCTTTTCTTCTTGTGTTCGTCTGAGTGTTGATTTATATTGAACACATGGCGACAACACATCGTCAGCAGGCTTAGCGCAACGGGCGCAGAAAAACAGGAGAAGAATATGAGCATTGAACAAAAAGGCGTACTGATCGGCCAAATTATCACCCACCTGAAGTTCCATGCACAGGAACACAAAAAGGCGTTTGACGAAGGCAACACATTCTTCTCGCTGGCCTTCAAATCTGATGCTGAACTGAAGCGCATTGCAAAACTGGCAGGTTGCTAAATCAAACCCGCCAGTTTGGCGGGCTACTTGGAGAACAATAAAATGAATCCTTTCCTCATCGCAGCCGTAGTCCTCGCCCTGTTCAGTGGCACGTTTTTCTTTATCGAGATCCGCCGCACGCTGAAAGAAAAGCGCATGGCCGCGCTGGAGTTCAAATTCCGCACCTGCCAGATAACGCATGAAGAAATGGACGTGCTGGAGCGGTTGCGCAGCTGATGCAATCGAAATTTTTCACCCATAGCCGCGCTTGACGCGGCTTTCCCATTGAGAGGCTAGCCAACCGGCTAGAGAAACCTGAAAGCAGACCATGGCACGACCAATTGAAACACCAATCACGGAAAATGATGGCAGTGCCATCGGCGGAACAGTCACCACCCATCCATCTTTCGCGCAAATCTCCGCTAGCCGCGTATCGGGTATGGCAAATCTGTACGGATCTGACTTCAATCATCAGAATTTCATCACGATCCGCATTGCACCTAGCATGCTGCGCCGGACCCTCTCCAACGACTGGCCGAGCGCGAGTGTTGATACCTTAATTGAGGTCGAATTGAGTGAAGCCCAGTGGGCTACGTTCGTATCCAGCTTGAATGTTGGAGGCGGTCCCCAATGTACCCTGCGTCGGTACAACGGAAAATCCATCCCCGGACTTCCCGAGCCAGAGAGACGAGAGAAACAGTTCAAAGGAGAGGCTACCTACCGCATGCAAAAGGCAATCGATGACATCGAGGCATTGCGCCAAGAAATTAACGCCTCGAAGCTGTCTCAGAAGGATAAGAATGTGCTGCTGTCGAAGGCAAGTTCGATCCATGGGAACATCAGCGGAAACATCGCCTTCGTCCTCGACCAGTTCGGCGAGCACATGGAGAAGACTGTAGAGAAAGCGAAGATCGAAATCAACGCCTACGCTACCAACACGCTGATGCGTGCAGGGCTAGATGCTCTGGGTGCAACTAAGCCTACGCTGGAACTGTCCTACGCAGAATCTGAAGATATTAAGGAATAAGAACTTAGCCAAAGAATAGAAGCCCGCTGCATGCGGGCTTTTCCACTGAGAAGGTACGGCGCCGCCGACCAAGACAAGGAGATACGCATGGACCATCCTGACATGAACCCGATTCTGGACCGCATCATGGTCGAGAAGGGCCTGAAAAACGATGCCGCACTGTCGCGCTTGCTGGATTGGTCACCGCCAGTAATCAGCAAACTGCGCCATGACAAGTTGCCGATCGGTCCGTCCACCATCCTGACGCTGGTGGAGCTGGGCGGCATTCCGTTGGAAGATATCCGCGCCGTGGTGCCGCGCCAGCGGTTAGGCCATGTCACCGCTTGATCTTCCAGTTATCGGCCCGAACGTGCTGCCGCCTCTGAGCGACTTCACGGTTCGGGTCGTACCGGTTCTGCTGCTGGAATACTTGGCAGCGCATGGCCACGATGATGCCGCTCCTTCTTGGCATGACGCCGATGCAATCGAAGTGACCTATCGAGGCTTCTCATTATGGAACGGTGCACTCAGCGTCTACCGCAAGAACATTGATGCCAACATGGAAGCGGTGCGAGAGTTTCTCGGCTATCCCAAGTAGCCCAGCATACAGACGTGAAAAAGCCCGGCACCAATTCAAGTGTCGGGCTTTTCTTTTGGCGGTGACTTGGGTTCAGGCTAATTCGTGTCGGACTGGCTGATGAGCTTGGAGATCAGCGTGCAGTTGTCGTTCGACACCTCCGGCGCGCGTCCGGCCCAGGCGATCACGGTCTGGTAGTTCTGGCATTTGAAGTTAGCGCCCTTGGTGTTGATGTACAGGAACGGCGTCACGGACAGATAGTTGCGCCACAACGGATTCGCCTGCAGCTTGGATAGGCTGATAGTGCCGCTGTGCTTCACGCCGTCGTAGTCGATGATGTACGGGTCGTTCTGGGCGAAGTTGATGTAGCGCGCCGTCTCCAGGTCGACCAGTTCCTGCTTGCCTTGAAGGCGGAACTGGCTGTTGAGGATGGCGGTCTGCTGCTGGGCGAAGGCTTGGCCGATGCAGGCAGCGAGTGCGAAAGCGACGATCAGTTTGATGCTTTTCATGGGATGCTCCTTGGTGATGCTGCGCAAGCCGGCGCAGCGGCGGTATAGTGCTCTTTGGTAGTGGCGGATTACGGTACCAGCACCCAGTCGTCGGCCAGCGTGTCGCCGATGCTTGGCGACCATGTGCTGACAGTTTCATCCGCGCCTTTGATGGCGATGTAGGGGTTATACGGCACGATGCCATCGGCACCAAAGTAGGACTTTGCCGCTCCAGTCTGCGCCGGGTAGCTGTTGCCGGGGACCAGGTAGACGAACAGGCCCTTACCGTTCCAGCCTGCGCGTGCCAGCTTGAGTCCCTTCTTCAGCGCCTCAATCGCCAAGCCGAACGACAGTCCATCGGTGGAGCGATATGCAGCTTCGAACTGCTCCTTTGGCGACCAGCTCACATAGCCAGCGTGCGATGGAACGTTCGGCTTTCCGCCGTCCAGATATTCGACCAGATAGCCATCATCCTCGCCGTTCTCGTCGGCGGGCAGCGTCCAGCCACGGAAAGCATTGTAAGCGGCGCTGGTCATTGCTTCCGCGTTGATAATCTTGGTGCCGATATATTGCATGGTATTTCCTTTTCAGTTGTTCCAGCGTCCGGCTGGCGCGGTACTGCGGTTATTGTTTCTCGACCTGCTGCGCATGGTCCATGCCGCTCAGCGCTGCTTTCAGGTACGCAACCGGCACGGCAAGCTGCCCTTCTGCATCGCCCAATTCTGGCGGAAGGCGGACATCGTTCATTTCGCAGTGATAGATTTGCTGCTCGATGGCGTGTTTCAGAGCCGCATCGCGCCCGCTGTCCTGCGCTACCTTAGCGGCAGCGGGAGGGGCTGTGTAGGGAGTAACGCGAGACAGCAACTTATCGCCGTAGACCGAAGCATTCACTGTAGGGCCTGTTTGGCGTAACACTTCATGCCATGCGTTGCCGTCGTGCAGTCGCACCAGAATATCGCTGCCAGCGCTATCAAGCCAAACTGCACATACGGCCATGCTCGGATGTTCCGGCACCGGCACCGCCTCTACGCTGGCGCGACCCGCTGCAAACGCTTGTCGTGCTACCACTTCGCCAATGGTCTGACCCATCGTCGGCCACCACTCCTCGAAGGATATCGCCTTTACGCTGGCGCGCTGGGCGATGGCGGCGCGGATCGCGCTGAAGTCCTCTTGCAACTGCTTGACGGCGTTGCGCGTGTCGGCGAAATCACGATGGCAGAGCGCGAAGCCTAAGCCCATGTCGAACGTCGTCAACAGCGTTTCCAGATCATCCACCGCCCCCACTGGCGCAGCCTGTACCTGCGATGCCAGCGCGGCGCGGAGATCAGCGATTTCATCGTCCTTGAACTGGTCTTCGCGTTTTGCTTTTGTGCCGGTGGCGAAGTGTTCGCGCTGCCGCTCCTGCCATGTCTTGATCGTTTCCATGGTGCTGCTCCTATTTATGTGGTTGACAGCGCGGCGATTGCAGCAGCTCGGCAGTTATCGCATAGCACGAGGCGTCCACCTTGCAGCGCATTGTAGGCGGCGTGGTCTAGGTTGACGAAAGTCCATTCGAACTGGTCGGTACTGCGTCCGCACCACGTTTGGTTTTTCTTGTCGGCATGCGTATGCTGCACACATTTGACGTAGTCAGGTCTCATGATGATTCCTATTTGTTGAGGGCGCGGATGCTAAGCTGTATAGCTCATCAAAGCTACATAGACGCGAGGATCAATCGCACTTTGATGCTTCTTCGCTAGCTCTTTGATGATTGATTCCTTTGCTACGTTATAGGCTAAAGATGCCTGCTCAGCAGTATCAAAATACCCTAGATGCACGCCTTTGCCATTTCGTGACACTTCCGCGCAAAATTGGCGCTCTATTTTCCTTGGAACTTTGCGAACGCCAAGCGGCAAATCATTTGGCATATCTCTCCTGCGAACGCAACCAGTTAACGCTTTGTTTATCTCTCGCGGCACAAACGCACAGGTATCTGGTCCGTAGACTCGATTGCCCCTCACCAGAATATCTTTGTCTATCTCAAATCCTTGCGATGATGCTCCTATCTGTTCAAGTGCCCACGTGGCAAAATCAGCGAATCGATGAAAGCGAGAATCAATAGTGCAGCCGATATAATCTTTTCGCTGGTGCTTCTTGTGATAGCAGCGCTGAAACATATGTGTCCAAACGATGTATAGAGGGTGGCGGGCGCATGTGATTGGACCAGTACCGTCGAATACCTTGAAAGAGCACCAGTCATTCATTTTTACCGCTCCTGCCCTCGGCCAGACCGGCAGCGCGGCCTTGCTGGTATGCCCAATCTGTATCTTCAGGCCGGGAATGTTGTGCCACCGCGCCAGCGTTCCCGGCAGCGGCTGGCTGGCTCAGCGGTTCAGCCTGCGCGAGCAATGGCTGGGCTGCTACCAAACGCACAATGCGTTCAAAGTACGCCAGCTCAGGAGGCGCTGCACCGTACTTAATAGACTCATCAGGGAACAGCTTGCCAAGCTCGGCAAGAATCCACTCCAGACGTGCCAGAGGTGTGCCGGCGTCGGGCTGCGCCGCTTGCGCATGCTGCTGTGGGGAGGCGAGAGCGGCCTTGACCAGCGATAGCGCGTGCCAGTCCTCTTCAGGGCAGCCGAAGTGCCGCAGGATGTCCAGCACCGTGCCGCGCTGCGTGCGCGCTTCCATGGCGTGCTGCTGGGCCTGTTGAACGGCGTTTTCCTTGGCGAGACATGCCACCCCCAGTTGTTCGCGCAATGCATCACGCTGCGCTGTCACTTCGTTCAGTGCGTCTGCTTGCTCGTCAATCTTGTTGCCGTCCTCGCGCTGCCGACCGTGCAGGGCCAGGATATCGACGGCAGCCTGCTCAAGCTTTTCTTCTGCGCCAATCGCCCGCATCTGCATCGCCTCGTATGCCGGTTGCAGGAAGGCCAGCGCTGCGGCGCGTGCTTGCGCTACGGCGGCGGCAGTATGGGCGTCGATGTGGGCAATCAGCGCATCGGCCGCAGCACCCGCTGCGCCACCCTGTTCCGCGTTACCCCATGCGGCTAGCAGATCAGTGAATTTCCGTGTCTCCACCGTCACTACTGGCGCAGAAGGTGCTTCCACCGCATCGTGGTACTTCTGCGACATTTCGAAAGCGCGGGCCTCAGCTTCTGACTTCTCAGTTTTCAACGTCTTGGAATAGGCCAGCAACGCATTCCATGTGTCTTTATGCATGGTCTGATACTCGGCGTAGTCCTGTTCCAGCTTTTCAAGATCCATCGTGTTCTCCTTGGGTCTGCGCGGCGATCTTCTGCAAGTGCCTGTAAATCGTGGAGCGGGACACGCCAGCCTTGCGGGCCGCTTCACTGATCGAATTCTTCTTCAGCAATGAAATTGCCTTCTTAAGCGCGGCTGACGTGCGGCCGGTCATTTGAAGAAACTCCCGATGTAACCTGTAAAAGCGTCCCAGGTTTTGCGAGCAGTGCCGAATTGCTTGCCGCACCAGAAGCCAGAAACAAAAACGCCCACGACGAAGGTGAGCAGGATGATGTCGAACATGATTTTCCTTTAGCGGCGGCACAGGATGCATGCCGCCGCAGTGATGGAGATTAGTCGTTGATGGCGTGCACGATCAGATCGGCCGTGGTTGGGAAGGAGTCCGCTTCAGCGACGGTCTTCGCGTCCACGATGTCGAACTTGGCGCCGGTCAGGTCATCGTCCAGTTGCTTCAGGTAGGCGGCTGCACCAGCATCGTCGCCGACTTGGATGAACAGGAACGTCAGGGCATCGTCGGTTTCCTGGCTGTTGGCTTGGTCGATGATGACCTTGGCCGCTGCCGCCTTGTCGTCCGGCACGCCGTCGGTGAATACGACGATGAAATCCTTCTTGTCGGACTTGCCGGCCAACTTCAGGGCTGCGGTCAGGGCTTCAGCCAGAGGCGTCGAGCCGCGTGGCTGATTGCTGGCGAACACGTCACGGATGTTGGTGCTGGTCACGCCGTCATTGCTGACGATGCTGCCGCCACTGAACAGTACGAGGCCCAGTCCATCGCTGTCGATCTGCTCCACGTCACGGACAAAGGTCATCGCGCTTTCTTGCACGGCCTGCCAGCGAGTGACGGACGAGCCAGCCTTGACTGGCTCAGCCATAGAGCCGGATTTGTCGATCACGATGATGAAGTCGTACTCACCTAGTTTTGCCAGAATTTCAGGAGTTGCCATTTTATTTCCTTAAAAGAAATACCGGACTTTGCTATTTGCGCGGTGTCCGGCGAAACCGCTTGGAGGACTTCACTGTAAATCATGGTGAAGCATAACGCAACAACTATTTGTTGCAAGATGCTACATTTAATTCAAGCTGCCGAGTGTCGACAGGCTTTAGTACGTAGATCAAGTTGCTGTATTCACAATCAGGCAACTTTGCCAGCACCGCCACGCGTGCAACCTCATGGCAGACAGAGGAATGCTCATGCTCCCATATGCAGCCACGGCATGACTTGCCCGGTGCTGTGGTTACTTGCGTGTCGGCTGGCCGCATAGTTGCTCCGGTTAAAACTTCGCCTGCACATCCGCAACGTGCCGCTGTATGGCTGCGCAGATACGAGGGAAATCAGCGTCTTGGTACAGCTTGCCGGGCTGGCCCTTGGCGGTGCCATGCGCGAAGCCAAGAGACGCCAGGAACTCAGCCGTCACGTTGAAGCCGAGTCTGTCAACGATGACGCCCAGCTTGAGCGTAGGCGGTGCCTCCGCAGGCGCCAGCGTGACGGCTAGCGATGCCTGCTCTTCTGGAGTGAATTCCAGCACCTCCGGATCAATGATGATCTGGATGCGTGTGTCGGGCGCTGGAATCACGGCCTCCGCTATCATGGCGTCAGCAATGGCTGCGCTGTCGGGCTGGGGTGCTGGATCTGGTGCGGCTTCGTTCATGGCTGGCTTTCTCGTTGGGTTGAACGCGAGGAACATCTGCACTTTTGCTTCGACTTCAGCGAGGAAATTCAGCACGTCTTCTTCCAACTGGTCGATGTATTTCTGGTTCCGCATGATGCGGGTCTTGTAGAGCTTGAGGTGTGCGGCGTCGCCTTGCATGCGCGGGTCGTATGAGCAGAAGTCGATCCACTCAAGGTCCATCACCCACATTTGCCCATAGACTTGCGGCTCATGGTTTTCCGGCATGCCGTTGGCCCACGTTGCAAGGTGCACGGCGCTGTTGAACGGGCATTTAATTTCAATGCCGCCAGTAGCTCCTACGCGGCCGTCAGACGATGCGCCAACCCATTTATGCACCTTGTGCTTGGCAAAGCCGACTTCGCGCACCATGGCCCCGGCATTCGTTTCGTAGGCTGCGCGTGCATATGGCTCAGCATCGGTTCCCCATTGCATAGCGTAGCTGCTGGCCGATTCGATTGGTTCGCCGGTCAGGCGCTCAACCACCAATTCCATCAGGTAGTCTTCGCGGGCCTTCAGCGGCTTGCCGTCGCGCTTGCTGATGGCCAAGATATCGATGAACCGGCTTGCGGTAGCGTGACCAGCACGCTGCTGGAGCCAAGACAGCCCACCTTGGTCGGATTGGCGCTCAAGCATCGGAACCCCCTTTTACAGCATCAGCCGCGTCGGCACGCTTTTTCAGCGTCGGCATGTTCGGCACCAGCGCTTGACGCTGCTCCTCGGTGATCGCAGCCCAAGCTGTCTCCAAATCCACCAAGCCGCCATCAGCGACCGTTTCAAGGTGCGCCAGTATGTCGGCATGCACTTCGGTGAATTCGACCGTCATGGCCTGTTCTGCGATGTCTGCTGGGTTGCGGCGCTGTGGGCGCTGGTTGCCGCCGGCTACCGGCACTTCCATGATGCGCTCAGCCTCGTCCAGGTCGAAGATGCCGACATAGCCGAAGGCCAGGCGCGCGCACTGAATCATGGCCTTGTGGCGAAGCATACGCTTCGGGTGAGATTGCCATGGCTTGACAGGCCGCTTACACTCGCTGAGCCATTCAGTAACCTTTACCGGGTGGCTGCGGTCCTTGCGGTGCATGATGCAGGTGCACGACTCTTCATCCTGCTGGAAGTCCATGCCGTCGAACTGTGGGTGGCTGTTGATGATGCGCGACCAGCCGTCGACGCCAACCACTGGCACAATCCCGTTGTTCTGGTCGGGGAAGGCATAGATTTCCTTGGTCCAGGGATTCAAGCCATATTGCTGGGCCACGATCAGCAGTGCGGACATTTGCGCGTCCGATACATTGCCCTTGAAAGCCGTAGCTTTCAGGACCGTCGTCAGGTCATCGGATTCCGGGATGCCAAAGGTTTCAGCCAGTTGCGAGACTTGCTTTACTACGAGCGCGTTGCTCATTTGATGCCTTTCTGCTGTGACTATGACAGCTATTAGGTTTTAAAGAAGTTAGAGGTAGTGCTTACTGTTACTGCTGTTCTTGGTATATCCAAGAGGCTTGAGCGGTCCCCAGTCTTAGCTAGGGAACCTTCAACAATGATCCAGTGAGGAATCGCATTGCCCCGACAGCCATTTCGCGTGAGTGGTGCTATCTTCGCCGCCACTTTGTCCGGTATTTCACACGCTATGCCACAGTCCCGGTGTTCACTTAGCGCCCTGTTGCTTGCAGTCCCGGCGGTTAAGCTAGTCGATGGTGCAGAAACGCAAAAAGGGTCTAACCTTCTGCTTTCACCTGGGCGAACAGGTTGTGCTCTCAGCACAGAAAACAGAAGGTTAGACCCTCTATCTCGTCAATGTTCGCCCATCGACAGAACGGATAATGCCACACTACATTGGCATTTGGCAAATCATTTCCTACGAACAGCCACCAAAAGAGCCGCAAGCAACACGCCCGACCACGCGAGGTAGATCAGGTCACTCATCGGACTGGGCCTTGAGGCGGCGCATGGCTTCGCAGTGCACAGCCAGCTCATCGGGCTTGAACGGTACGCCGAGTTCGGTCCACTCTTCGCGCACCTTCTCCAGCATCGCCTGGTACGCTTCGCTGTCGCGCTCCTGCTTCAGGTCGCGGGACTCGCCGAAGAGGTTGCGGTCGGCGGTCATGGCCACTCCAAGCCGTCGTCCTTGAACCCAGCCACAGGATATGGCGGCAGAGGTACTGGCGCAGCATTGTTGACGCCGTACAGAATCTTCTGGAACAATGCGATGCGGTCAGACTTGACTAGCAAGTTCAATCGCTTGGCTTCGGCGGTAGCTTCCATGAACTTGTCGAAGAACGATTCCGATGCGGTAGCGATGACGTTGATATGGCCCAGCGTGTATGACTGGAAGCTGCCGGGATCGCCGATCAAGCAGCCGCCAGCATGGATACGACTGCCGCCGAGTTCGAAGCCCTTACCGCAAATGAGCACGTCTTCGAATTGAGCAAAATCTCCCGGCTGAAGAAATACAAGCCAGTCCTCATCGGTATCCATTGGAGGCGGGTTGCATGTGACACGGCTTCCAACCGGCTCGATGCGCTCGACAGCGCCCTTCAGATATTCGATCAGGTCGCTCATTTCTGCGCCTCCTGTGTTGGTGGTAGCGATGCAAGAGCAGCGCGAGACTTTGCGATGGATGCCTTGGTGTTATCGTATGCCTCTGGCACCGGGACGAATTCAGGATAGCGGCCAAACCAGCTAACCATTTCAGTCAGCGCCTCCACCAGCGCAGCATTAGGGCTAGCAGCGGCAAGGATGGCGCGGGCGAATCGCAACTGTGAGGACTGCATGTGCATGTCGTCGCTGTAGTTGAACGTGTCTCGGTAGACATCGGCAATCTCGCCATCCGTCAGCGCTGCTTTAGGCGCGGCCTGCTGGGATGCAGCGATAGCGGCGCGGGCTTTCCACACGTTCCATTCGTTGCGGATACCGACGTGGTTATATTGGTCGCCAATGCCACGAGTAAACAGTTCGTCGTCGGCGTCCCAGTTGCCGCCATCCTCACGAACAGCCCAAGCTTCAAACTCCGCCCGCTCATCGGCTGGCGCACTTCTGGCGACTGAGGAAGCGGCGAGGGCGGCGCGGATGACTCCGGTAGCGCCGGTCAACTCCGATACCATCTGGCCGGTGCGGGCATCGATTGCGCTGGCATAGTCCCATTCTTCCGGGCCGACTTGCTGCATGTTGATGCACAGCGAAAGTTCGGCGCTGATTTCATCAACGCGAGTACATGCAGCTTCGATTTTTTGGGTGGTCATTTTATTCCTTCGTGGCGTTGTATGCAGAGCATGGATCGATCTGCAAAATTTCATGGATGCTTGGGGAAAGCTGGTACACGATATTCCACAACGCGCCCTCGTATTTGCTGTTGTCATTGAAATAGAGCGCGGCTACAGCTTCGTTCAGCGCCGCATCACGCTCCACCTCGCCAGCCGGCGCTGCGCTGCCTGCTTCGGGTAGTGGGGAAGCGCGATGGCCGATAACAGCGATTGCGAGGTCGCACAGTTCGTCCAGCAGATCGTTGCAATCAGCTGCTGGGTACAGATCACATTCGCGCATGTAGCCCGTCAGGCCAGACGCCAGTGAATCGCGCAGCACTTCACGCAACTCTGGAGATGGCTGCGCTACTTCGGATGGCTGGGCAGCGACAGGTCCAGCATACAGCGGTGCGCCGTGTGGCAATGAAAGCATCGACTGGCCCGACACGCCCACAGAACCACTGGAATAGTGGTTGATGTGGCCGACAGGCTTCGACTCCACGTAGTCGCGCACCACGCCCTCCGCCACGCCCAGCTCACCGCCAAGCTGATTCCATACGCGCTCGTCTTTGCAGTCGGCGGCGTCTATCAGCTTCACAGCGGATATAAGGCGGCGAAGGGCTTCCAGTGGGGTGATAGTGGCGATCATGCCGGAACCTCATCAGCCTTGATATTGCCCGCCAACCAAGCGCGCATTTGTTCCCATCGCTGAGCGCCGGCCATCGGATTCTTGATGCGCTTTGCATGAGATTCTCCGGGAGGCGTGATCCACTCCCAATCGCGTGCATATTCATCATTCATGTACATGATTTCTTGAGATAGGCATGCCGCTATATCGAACTTCGTACCAAGCGTTTCGTGGTCATAGGTATCGATCTGCGTTAGATCAAACCCGCGTGCGCGCCCGACAACACCCAGCGTGCAAAACTGGCCTTCAGTTTCCAGCTCACCGGAAACCAACTCTTTCACAGGCATTGCATTCAGCGCCGCTAGGGCCTCTTTGAGAAACGCCTGACCTCGCTTTCCACGGATGGCTGAGGCAACACGGCCCCGCCATTTAATCAGGCTCCAATTGTCTAAATCGTCAGAATAACCGGAACGGCTCATACTTCCTCCAGATGCTGGGTAGACCAGCGTAAATTAATCGGTGTAGGCGATGTACTTGAAGCGCCCAGGTTTGCCATCTTGTGGCCGGGAATGGTATTCGAATCGACCGCCGAATGTTCCTTGGATCGCTTCCACCAATTCTTCAGTCGTAGTGCCTTCGGGGTAAATTCCTTCTTTTATCATGCTGGCATTGCTATGCGAAGCCCAGCGCCAATCAATGCGAGTAGGGTCAAGTGGACGAGGCTCCCATGATTTGTAGACGCCAGTCGAGCGCTCAACCTTAACCACATAATCGTTGATGGTGGTCTGATAAACTTCCTCGTCATCCGCCTCTTCCCATCCGCAATCAGGGCAGAAGTTACGCGGCGCTGTGCATGCGCTGCATGGTGCTGAAAGATGGCATGAGCAGTTATCTGCGCGGCGCGTATCGATGATGCCGGCGCAATGATTGCGGCAGCAGTCAGAGCCTTCTTCGTAGCCGTGCTTGCCCTCCACTCCGAAGAAATCGCGCATCCATGAATTTGTCTTGGCGACCAATTCAGGTGATTGGATGCGCGCAAATTCCGCGCTGACTTGCATTCTTGGCGCGTTCATGACATCCCCCATCCCGCAGCGAAAGCCACGACCACGATAACGAGCAGCCAGCGGGCGACCGTGGACGACTTCGGGCGCGTGGTGGAGAGTGGGCGGGCGCTGGTCATGCTGCACGCCCAAACGGAAGACCTGCAGCTTTCAGTGCAGCAGTAGCGCGCTCGGCGGTTTCAGCTCCGAAGTTCTTCCCTTCGATGATCTGGCCGCCATGAAAAGACGGATCGCAAATGCGCAACTCGTCGGCCTCAATGATGTCCAGCAGCGCCTTTACCGAATCGTCAGTATCTTCGACGCGATACGAAGGGTACAGCTTTTGCAGGAAGCCCAGTGCGTTGCGGCGGTCACAAGTAGCGAATGCAAAGCTCATGTATTTCTCCTTTGTGTTGGTGGTGTAGTAGTGGGGAAGCGGTTGCGATCCGATGAACACAACTATATCCATAGATACACACAACATCAAGCGTTTTTTGTAAATATATGGCTTGAAGGAAACCGAAAGATGCTCTACTATTAGGTCATCCGCTTTCGGATATGACCAATGGAGCAACCAATGAGCAAAGACCAAAAAGACAATTCCGGGCAGCTGTTCGATCATCTGATTAAGTCCCGCAAGCTGAAGAATGACGCCGCGCTGGGCCGCATGCTCAACCTCAAGCCGGCCGTCATCAGCAAGATCCGCCACGGGCGCTTGAACGTCAGCGCGCAGATCGTCATCGACATCCATCTGGCGACGGATATGCCGGTACGCGACATCATGGCGTTGTTGCCAGAGTAAGCCATGCGCCAGCCCTACGACAAGCGGGTAATCATGGTCCGTTCTGGTGAGCAGATAGCACGTCTGCATGCCATTGTTGATCGGTTACCACTGGACGAAGATCGTCCAATCCGCGTGACGTTTGACGATCCGTTGCCAGCTAAGAGCCGCGATCAAGAGGCGCTTTACCATGTGCTGATTGGTGACATCGCAGAACAGTACGAGCATGCGGGCCGCAAGTGGGACTCGGACTCGATGAAGCGGATTCTGATTGACCAATTCCGCAAAGATACCGCCAAGGATCCTGACATCGCGCACCTATGGGCAAGCATGGGTCAGTTTGAAATGGCTCCGTCATTCGATGGGCTGGGCGTTGTGATGCTTGGCGCGCAATCCCGTAAGTTTCCGATGAAACTCGCATCGGTATTCGTTGAATGGCTCTACGCACTGGGCGCAGAGTTGAATATCAAGTGGTCCGAACCTAAGAGGAAATCATGAAAACCATGGAAGACCAAGCGCATCGCGTGGCTATCCGCTGCTTTGACACGCATGCACCGCTGCCCGAAGTTGCGCCAACTGAAGCACGCCATGTCGCCGGACAGGCTGCGATGCGTGATCCACGCGCCGCGCAGCTTCTGGCGCTGTTCGAAATGAGCGACGAACGTGGCCGTGTAACCCTGCTTGCATTCGCGGGCATCCACGCTGCACGCTACCCCAATAAGGAGAAAGCATAATGCCACTCGCAAGATCAAGCGGTAACAACGCTAAGCGCATTGAGGCGGTGAAGCAAACTATCAGCTATATCCAATTAGCTGGGGGGGGGCTTTCCGTGCGTGACTTGGCCGACCTGCTCAAGGTGTCCGATTCCACGGTCAAGGGCTATCTGTGGGCAATGCTCGACGGCCAGATCGTCACGCGTAAGGTGCACAAGGATGACGCAAAGCATCCCACTGCACGCTACACCGTCACAGCAAACGAGCAACAAATCCGCGACTTCATAGAGACGCTAAAGTTCGACCCATCGAAGACGCTCCAGCCTCGACCACGCGCCCCGAAATCACCAGAACAACGCATGGCGCAAGACCCAGGGCGCCGCTTCCATATCGCAGGCGATGACGAGCCGGTCAAGATTCGGATATCGCGGCAAAAGCTGCCTGATCCAGATCCATTGCTTGCTGCATTCTACGGCATGACTATGGAGGTCGCTTGAATGAGCTGGATATTCAGTCAGGCGCTAGTACAGGACTTCGTGAACTCGCACTCTTCGCCGGAGCAGGCGGCGGAATTCTCGGCGGCCATCTGCTTGGATGGCGGACAATTTGCGCAGTTGAACGTGATGCCTACGCCGCACAAGTTCTGGCGCAACGACAAAATGATCGAATCCTCAAACCTTTCCCGATTTGGTCTGACGTTACAACTTTTGACGGACGACCATGGCGAGGAGTTGTTAACGTCGTTTCTGGCGGTTTCCCATGCCAAGATATCAGCGTTGCCGGTGCCGGCGCAGGACTCGACGGAGCGCGTAGCGGATTATGGTCTGAGTTCAAACGCATTGTTCGCGACGTTGAACCCGACTACGTGTATGTGGAAAACAGCCCAGCACTCACTTTTCGAGGACTTGGAGTTGTGCTCAGTGACTTGGCCGAATTGGGGTTCGATGCGGAATGGGGAATCGTTTCAGCGGCCGATACCGATGCTCCCCATCTTCGAGACCGTATCTGGATCATGGCCTACGCCCAACGCAAGGGATTGGAAAGGACCGCCGGGAAAGGCTTGCATGGAGAGGGGGGGGAGGCAATCATCGCTGCCAGTCGCAGTAAAGAAATGGCCAACGCCATGCGCCAGCGCCAGCAAGGGATCATCGCCGGCTTCGCTGATGAGAAAAAGCGGCAGAAGCAGGGCCAACGATCGGATCGATCACGCAGTCATGGCTTCGGACGGTGGCCAACTGAACCCGATGTGGGTCGAGTGGCTAATGGGGTGGCCCATCGGGTGGACCGAATTAAAGCCCTTGGCAATGGACAAGTTCCAAGAGTGGCAGCAACAGCATGGGAGATACTCAGCCGATGAATCGTAGCCCTATGAAGCCAGGTACTAAGCGGCTTACGAGAAAGCCGTTCGTATCGAAGCCGGCCGCCAGCGGTAAGCCGGCGCCGCGCGCGAAGCGGTCGACGCTGAAGCCGAAGAAAATACCGCCGACCGCCGCTGAATCGCGGTGGATGGGAGCGGTGGCGGAACTGGGTTGCATCGTGTGCCTGAAGTTCCACCAGGTGAAGACGCCCTGCGCCGTGCACCACATCGTTGAAGGTAGCCGGCGCGTCGGGCACATGTTCACGATCGGCTTGTGCGATCCAGGCCATCATCAGAACACGCCGACGTCGCAGAAGATCAGCCGGCACCCTAACAAGAAGCGCTTCGAAAAATCCTACGGCAGCGAGTATGAGTTGCTGGAATACACGCAAGAAATCATCAACCAGAAAGGCAGCACATGAACATTTTGGCGATCGATCTCGGTACGCAATTAGGCTGGGCTCTGACTAAGCGCGATGGCAGCGTGCACAGCGGGACAGTAAATTTTGCACCAGCCAAGCATGGCGGCCATGGTGGTAAGTTCCTGGCGCTGATGAAGCATCTGAACGAGGTTCGTGATGCGCACGGCGAGGTGCATGCTGTCTACTACGAGGACATCAAGATGCACAAGGGCGTGCTTGCTGCACATGCTTATGGGGGCTTCCTGGCTATCCTGCAAGCGTGGTGCCACATCAACGGCAAGCCGCTATACGGCGTCGGCTTCGGCGCTATCAAGAAGGGTTGGACCGGCAAGGGCAATGCGGACAAGGCGCTGATGATCGCCTGCGCCAAACAGCGCGGCTTCGCGCCAGCCGACGACAATGAAGCGGATGCGCTGGCCATCCTGTCACTGGCATGTACCGAAGAGGGCAAGCCGTTTCCTCTGCCGACTAACAAGCCTCAAGGAGCGTTGCTATGATTCTTCTTGATGAAATCATGCATCGCCAATACTGCGCGGAATGCCATTGCAGGCTGTACGCAATGCAGTCCCGCAAGACCGGAGTATGCACAGAATGCACACCAGGCTTTGATGAGAATACAGAGGACCTGGACCTGGAAGAACGACTTGACTCTGCATTATCCGACGAACAATCCGCTGTCGAAATCCCGAAGGAGAACCAGCTTTGAAAACCCTACACCTGAACCTCAAGGCCGAATACTTCGACGCGATCGTGGCCGGTACCAAGCTGTTCGAATACCGCCGCCGCACGCCGTTCTGGAAGCGCATCATCGAGGGCAACGACTTCGACCAGGTGCTGGTGAAGTCCGGCTATCCGCCAGCCGGTGACCCGAATCGGCACAGCGCGCGCAAGTGGCAGGGCTACGAGCTGCAGACCATCACGCATCCTCACTTCGGTGATGCGCCGGTCGAGGTCTACGCTATACGGGTGGGGGTGGCGCTGTGAACGAAGCCATTACTGCACCGGTGCTGCTGCCCGGCCTGTCGAAATATCAGATCCGCGCAGATGGTGAAGTAGTTTCGCTGTGGAGCAAAGAACCTAAAATTCTGCGCGGCGGCGATGACAAAGACGGCTACCGCAAGTTCGTACTGATCGGCGATGACGGAAAGCGCCGGTATGTTCGTCGCGCTTCGCTGGTGTGCACTGCATTCCATGGGCCAAGACCGGATGGCATGCTGGTCCGGCATCGTGACGGCTCGCGGCAAAACGACAGCAAGGAAAATCTTTCGTGGGCGACGCAGTCCGAAAACTGCCAGGACAAGCTGGAGCATGGGACCGCACAGCGAGGCACCAAAAATGGCAACTGCATCACCAGCGAGGAAATGGCGCGTGCGGTAAAAGGTATGCTCCATCTGCCAACATCAAAAATTGTGAAACTTTTACCTGTTTCGAAATTCGTTGTCAACAACATACGTTCTGGAACGTCATGGACATGGCTATGATTACAACCGATGTAAAAATTGGAAGCTGCCGCCTAATACTTGGCGATTGCCGTGAAATTTTGCCGATGCTGCAGGAAGGGTTCGCCGACATGATCTGTTGCGATCCTCCGTATGGCGACACCTCGCTGGAGTGGGATAGCATCGTGGCAGGCTGGTTGCCGGCGGTAGCACGCGCATTGAAGCCGAATGGGTCGCTATGGGTCTTTGGCAGCATGCGATTTCTGGCGCCTCTTTTTGCCGAGGCCGAAGCACTGGGCTTCAAGTACAGCCAAGACGTCGTATGGCGCAAGCAGAACGGCACAGGCTTTCACGCTGACCGTTTCCGCCGTGTACATGAGCATGCCGTCTTGTTCTATCGCGGTCGGTGGCAGGACGTTTATCACGACACCCAGTACACCGCTGACGCTACGGCGCGCACGGTGCGGAGAAAACAGCGCGCTCAGCACTGGGGTGACATTGATGCCGGCCACTACGTCAGCGAGGACGGCGGCCCGCGCATGATGCAGTCGGTGCTGGAGGTGCGCAACGAACATGGTCGAGCAATCCACCCAACGCAGAAGCCGGTAGAACTGCTGCGCCCACTGATCCGATATTCCTGCCCGCCAGGCGGAGTCGTGCTGGATCCATTCTTCGGCTCGGCCAGCTCTGGCGAGGCATCGATGCTGGAGGCGCGCGGTTTCGTTGGAATCGAGAATGACCCGATTTATTTCGGTTGCGGTACAGATCGCCTTGATCTTGTGCTGAACCCGATTCAGGCCTCGCTGCTCTAGCGCACCATCAACCACCGAAAGGGAAATATGAAAATCATCCACCAAGGCACCGACCCCGATACCATTCCGCAGGTCGGCACATGCACGCACTGCCGCACGCAAGTCGAGTTCCTGCCGCATGAGGCAACCTTCCGCAGCGACCAGCGTGACGGTGACTACTACGAACTCGGATGCCCAACATGCAAACATCTGATCACGGTTGCCAAGCGCCGTCCCAATTTTTACGAAGACCATTGACCATACCGACTAGCGCAAACCGTGGCTTTCCTGCTGATTTGCGCTATACCAATGTAATTCAGAAAGAATTTCCTTGACGTATGTGCGGAAACACACGTAGAGTTCGGTTGTCGATACCTGCAAGTTGAGACGGAAATGTTTGATCGGGATGAAGCCCCAAGTTTTTCAGAGTGCCGCAAAAAGGTGTTTAACGTGACCCGATCCACGTTGACCACTTGGTTTGCAGACCCGGCACCCTAAAGAATTTGGGGCTTTTTTTCGTCTTATGGTTTTGACCCCTCGTCTGTCGGTAGTGCAAATCGACAGGGCAGACTGGGGATAGGTGAACTGGTTGTCAGGGATGGAATACACCACATATCGGCGGCGAAGAAAGCACCGATTCCCGAAAAGGCTTTCGCGTCTGAGGCTCCTTATACGGGTATCAGTAAAGGACGTTTCTCTTAGTCTAGGGCTACGTCCCTTCACCAAACCGGGATTAACCAAATGAAAACAATAGAGAAGAACATACCTCTACCAAGCAAGGTTTTAGGAAAGCAAACCCAGTATCCTTTTAAGGATATGAGCATCGGTGATTCCTTCCTGTGCGAGGTCGGAGCAAAGCAAAACCGTCTCACCTCGATCAATAGCCGTGCTGGCAAACGACTGGGTATGAAATTCACTAGTCGTATCGTTGAAGATGGTCGTATTCGTGTGTGGAGAATCGAATGAGTGCCGCCAAACGCCGCATCAAGCGGAAGATAGCGCAGCTGGTGCGCATGGACAGCCAGTCGAAGCGAATGTCTCCGCAGCGCATGGCAACGTTCTGGGTGCTGGCAATTGTCCCGCTGGCCCGGCTGATCATTGCGCGCGGCCAAGGCTGGCGCCTGATCACCGCTGTGTTTGCCCGTATTGGGAATCGAGGTGTCGCATGACCACGTTTCGGACAGAAGGCGCTCTTGTTGGCGCGGCAAACGAGGCCAGGGCTTTAACTGCGCTTGTTTGTGCTTACCTTGACCTGTGGCGGAAGCATGCTAACGGCGTATATGGGATTACTATTCCTCGCGAGGAATTCAATGTGATTTTCCGCGCGCCAACTGAAAAAGGCGTCGATTTCAAGATCATCTACACCAGGACTCATTCGAGGGAAGTGGCTGAATATTACGACGTTGATAGCGACTACTTCAGCGAAAGCTGGGGGTCGAGCAATATCTCTGGATATCGCATCGAGCACAGCACCAGCATTTACGAAGATGGGCTGATGATCCCGTATGGAGCGCTGCTGAAGTCTAAAGAGGACATGGAAAAAAGCATAATCGATTCGGCTGAGCGATACAAAAAAGAACAGGCCGAAGCAGAGCGCCAGCGCCAGATCAAAGAGGCTGAAGCGCGACTTCGTGAACTACGGGGAGATGCAACATGACCACCGACCACATGGACCTGCGCGCCGCTGCGTCTCCTGATTCAATCGAATTAGGAGGAAAAGTTTTTGTATCCCCGATAGCGATTGCCGAACTGCTGGCCGCCTACGATTCCCTGGTAGCCGCCGGCAGCAAGCCGAAGAAGGCAACCGGCTACAGCCCCGAATTTGAAGAGGCGTGGAGCGAATACCCAACGCGGCCCGGCAACAGCAAGGCGGCGGCTTGGAAGGCGTGGCAAGCGCGCCTGAAGGCCAAGGTATCGCCGGAAACGCTGGTCGAGGGCGTGCGCAAGTATGCGGCCTACTGCAACGCCAAGGGAACCGAGGCCGAATTCGTCAAGATGGCGTCGACGTTCTTCGGGCCGGCCGAGCACTACGCCGCCGACTGGGCGCTGCCACGTGAGGTTGTGCGCCGCCAGCTGCCCGACCGACGCGAGCAGAAGAAGGCCGACGCCAACGCCGAGGCGCTGCGTATCCTGGACGGCATCCCGCCGATGGGCGGCGACATCATCGACATGGAGGACTGCAATGCACGCCAATGACCGCATGAGGTTCTTCGAACTGCTGGATCACACCTGCGAGTCGATCAATATGCGCGAGCCTATGACCGGTGGCGCCAAGGCGATCATCTTTGACGACCTAGCCGCCTTCCCGTTCGAAGTGGTCAAGCTGGCGCTTCAGGCCCACCGCAAAGACCCGCAGCGCGGACAATGGCAACCGAACACCGCGCATATCGAATGGCAGATCAGGCGGCGCATGCCGGTTCAGTGGGTGGCCGCCGATGAAGCCTGGGGGCTGATACCCAAATGGCAGGCGCCGGGCAAGCTGGCCACGCCAAGCGGGGCTGTAGACGACTGGCGCGCCGCTGGCTGGCCTCTGTGCCTGATGAACCAGGTGACAGCCGAGGCGATCAAGGCGGCGGCGCCGATGATGGAGCGCAAGCGCCCCGACGAGGTGTCCGCCCGCATGGCCTTCAAAGGCGCATACGATCGCGGCGTCGAGCGCGAGAAGCTGGCCGGCCGCGCGCCGATGTGGTTTATCTCGGGCGACGTGGGCGACGAAGGCCGTCGCGAAGATTTGCAGCAGGAAGCCGCCCGGCTGGGATACCTGACCGTGCAGGGCCTGCCGTTTGCGCCGCCGGCCGCCGCGCCGCAGCTCGGCCACACCACCACCGCAGATCGCGCCAAGTTCAAAGAGGCGCTGGCCGGCCTGAAGATGAAATCCCTTCCATCACCAGGAGCAGAGGAATGAACACGCAAAATTGGACCCCACTGGACCCGAACGACCCCGCAACGTTCCCACCTGAAGGCGAAGTGGTCGACACGATGGACAGCGGCGGCCACGTCCAGCAACTGCTGCGCCAGCGCAATCTGTTCTGGTTTCCGGACATGAGCATGTACGTGTACTACGTGCCGAAATTCTGGAAAAAGCCATGAGCGACGAAACCACAATCCGCGACGACGTGATGGCGGTTTTCGCCGGCGCCGGCTTCGAGGTGCGCGACACCGGCCACCAGTTCGCCATCACCGGTACCGTCGACAGTGCCGCTGTGCTGCTGGAGCATCTGCTGGAAAATTCACCGAGCGCCTGGGTCAAGGTCAGCGACGAGTTGCCCGAGCTGCTTCACCGCGACGATCAACTGGTGCGCATCGGAGCGCGCATCATCCCGCCATGCACCAGCAGCGACAACGTGCTGGTGGCACTTAACGGCGGCGGCGTACGCATCGACCAAGCCGCCCGGCTCGACGGCAGTGATGTCGTGGTCTGGTGCACCTACGGTGATCGCGTCACGCACTGGCAACCACTACCCCTACCACCAGAGGCAGAATGATGGACTACGACGATGACAACGCGGACTACTGGCGCGCACGCGCTGTGAACTTGCAATACGCCGACAAGGGCTTTCGGCTTTGCGACACATGCGAGGGCATCGGTGTGACGATGATCGCTCGCATGACCGGATCTGGTCACACAGAATGCGAAGAATACTGCCCTGATTGCGGCGGCGATGGGCAGGTCGAAATCAAACTGAAGGCCAGCGTCAGCCGCAACAAGAGCGAAGGCTGGTACGCCGGTCACAAGCCTTGGTTTTGGGGTTGCCCGCGCACGCGCACTAAGGATATCAGCTACAGCCTGAAGTTTTTCAACGCTGATACGAAGCCATTACTGGAAGGTACTTATCATGCCAGAGATTGAACTGAAACCATGCCCGTTCTGCGGCGGTCGGGTAAAGCTTGAAAAGGCCTTCGAGCATGACCACCAAATCTTTGGCCGGCGCCAGTTCTGGGGAGTCGTCTGCCGCAATACGATCAACTTCGGCAGATCGTGCTGCATGGAGCAGGTGCCATCTGCATCCGAAGAGACTGCGGCGGCGCGCTGGAATATGCGGGATGGAAAGCCATGAGCGATCATTCCATCTACTGCGCCGCAAATGGCTGCAACATGCTCGGGACAAACTCCAGCAGCACGCAAGGCTGGGACCACGGTGCGCAATATTATTGCTTCCTGCACTTTGGCTGCAAGCCCGGCACCGCGCACGCGATCACCGCCGAGTTGCAGCGCCTGTCCTGGCTGGTGAAGATCACGCAGCGCGTGCGCGCCCATGCCGGTAGCAAGGAATGGGACACGGTCGAGGCGACAGCCAACAAGGAGATCATGCTGAACCAGTCCAGCCACCTGCTGCGCGGCGATCACGAAAGCCTGCCGAAGTGGCTGGCCCGTCTGGAAGACACGCTGCGCATTGCCTGCGCTGAAACCGATACCCAGCAGCCGCTGGACGTTTGAAAACAGCATGTAAATAATACTTGTGTTTGGTATGATTATGGTACATACTGATTCACATGGGCAGCGCAACGGGCGCGGCGGAATTGGAGAAGATCATGGAAATCATCAAGGGCGGCAAATACACAGTTCTCGGCAGTACCGATTACCCAGTGTGTGACTGCTGTGGCAAAACCAATCTAACTCGCGCTGTCGGGCTGGAAAGCGAAGCCGGTGAAATCCTGAACGTCGGCGTCATTTGCGCTTCCAAGTTGCTGCGTCAGAACTATCAAGGCAAGAACCTGAAAGTTTCCAGCGTCGCAGTCTTGTCGATGGGCCAAGCGGCCAAGCGCAGCAAGGAATGGAAAGACCGCAACGGCTACGGGTCAGCCAGCTTCCAACTGGTCGCTGCATGAGAGCCAAGACCATCCACCAGTGCCCCGCCTGTGAGCGGGGCTATGAAACGCGGGAGCAGGCCCGTCACTGTGGCTGCCCAGATAGGACTGTCGAAAAATGGGAATGCCCATCGTGTGGTAACTGGTGGGAACCTAAATGGCGCACAGTTTGCTGCGGCAAGGGCCGCGACGAATCACATGAAGCCGCCACCTAAATCAACCCCGCCAAGCAGCACGCAGGCCGCCCATGAGGCGGCTTTGTCGTCAGCAACCAAGGAGGGTAAATGCCAACACCTGAAGAAATCGCAGCAGCACGCAATGCCGCCGGCCTCACGCAGACGCAAGCGGCAGCGTTGGTCTACCGTCAGCGCCTCGCATGGCTGAAATGGGAATCGGGCGCACCGATTGACATGGCTTGCTGGGAGCTGTTCCTCATAAAAACACGTAAAGCGCGCCGACAGTCTGGCGTTTGACCACCACCAAGGAGAAAGAAGATGAATGAACAATTGCAACAAGCACTGCTTGCTATCCTCACCCAGACGGTAGATGCCGTGAAGGCCGGTACGACATTCCTCATGGCCCAATTGCCGGACGTGATCCAGCAACTGCTGATCTGGAAGGCTACACAGAGTGCCATCTGGTGCGGTTTTTGGTTGCTGATGAGTGTGATTATTTTGCTCATCATCCGTCATTACTGGAAGCCGCGTGAATATTATGATGGATATTGGGATACCTTGGGACCATTTGGAATATTCCCTTTCATCTTCTGTTTGAATTTCGCCATGATCGCAATGACCAACTACGAATGGCTCCAGATACTCATTGCGCCCAAGATATACCTCATCGAATACGCTGCATCACTCGTCAAGAAATAAGGGTCTATTATGAACTTGAACCAATTCGCTATTGAGACGTTCCCCGACTGGATCGGCTTCTTGCTGGTCGTAGCCTGCGCTCTGTGGCTGGGCTGGGAATGCTTGGTCAGCTACTGCGACCGCCAGCCGATCGTGGAAGAGGCGCGCTTCCCAGTCAACGAGACGGCCAACGT